TCACCGACGCGAATATGGCCGTGCAGCTCAAAGTGCTGCACACGCACCGGGAGGAGCGGTCCGGCCGGGTCGACCGCCGGTTCGGCGAAGTGACGATCAACGCGAAAGCGACGATTTTCAAAAAAATAAAACATGGTATAAAAACACGAAAAGCAGCTTAAAAAAGCTGCTTCTTTGTTTCTTCGGAAATTTTCGCTAGGCCCAGGCTTGTCTTCGTGCTGCGCTTCTTCCTGGGGCCGCCGTTGTTCATGTAGCCGAACGGGTTAGGCGCTACGGGAACCGTAACAGGGAAAGGCGTTTCGCCGTTAAGGTACGCCTGTAGGACCAGCTTATCTTCGTACAGGACCCCGGACGGGAACAGCCGCCCGATTAACTCCATTTGTTCCTGGGGCGTCGTTTCTGAATCCAGGTATAGCAGCGCTTCGAAGTATTGGCTTACGGCTTCGTAGTTAAACATTTTCGCCATTATGGCTTCTTTTTTGCTTTCCAGCTGGCGCTTTCTGGTAGTATGTAGCTGCCGCTGGCTTTCTAATTCGGCCTGCTTCGATTCGAGCAGCCCAGCCGAAAAGCCGCTGCCGCCTTTTAGAACTAAATCCAGCAAATTGTCGTACATTTGCTGCACTTCGTTAAGCTGCCTGTTTACGGCGGCTATCTCCGCGTTAAGTTGGTCTATATCCTGGGGGCTGTATTCGAACTGAATGTACCGCCGGGCCGTTTCTTCGTTGTTTAGAATATCTTTCACAGCTTGAAGTAAATTAAAGTCAATGCGAATTGAATTTATAGACATTCCGCAGTCAGGGCTGTAGTCGGGCTTATGCTGCCGCCCATGCTTGTAATAAAAATGTATGCCGTATTCGTTACTGCCCGACTGTTTAAGCGAAAGCTTACGCCCGCAGCAGCCGCATGTTACGGCTATATTCCGGGTAAGCGCCGGGTAGATCGGGGCGCGCCGCTGGTACTTCTCTTTTCGCTTTAGCTGGATTCTATGCCATGTTTCTTCGGTACGCAGGGGCGGGTATACGCCGGGCGTTACGATGGTTTCACCATTCGAAAAGGACTTTTCCATAACGCCATGATAAGCCTTACTGGTAAGGCGCTTACTGATATGCTGGCTATTCCAGGGCTTCCCGGACGGCGGCTTTTTGATACCGTTAAGCACTTCCGCTATTTTTTCGTCGCTTAAACCCTGTTTTAAGTACAGATCGTCAATAGTCGGGATAACCCAGCTGTAGGCTTCGTTTATGCTATGCTTCCCTGTATTTTTGTCGTACAGGTATTCGAAAGGCGGCTTTCCCCAGCCCTTCCCTTCGCGGGTACGCTGCCGCTTACCCCTCATCATGCGTTTAACTATTTTCTTCTTTTCCCGTTTGGCGAATAAGTTTTTTAAGTCGCTAAAGAATTCGTCGTCTTCGTCGGCCAGATCGGTTATTTTACCCGGTTCGGCTATCTTTACGCTGTTTTCGCGCAGCTGGCTTTTAAGGTATTCCCAGCTAACCGTATCCAGGCGGGAAAGTCTATCCTGGTCAATACATAAAACTACGTCGCCTTTGTCGTCGTCTACGTCGTCCAGCAGCTGCGTAAGGCCTGCCTTATCCAGTTTGCCGCCGCTATCTACGTCGCGGTAAATGCCGACAATGACCCAGCCCATTGAATGGGCGTACTGTACTAATTCCTGTATTTGTGCTTTAAGGCTGAAACGGTGTTCCTGTAACTTTGTCGAAACGCGGATATAAATAAATACGCGCAAGTCTTTACCAGGTAAGGCGGTTTTATCGAAGTAGTAGACCGCGCCCCGGCTGCTGCTAAAGTAGTCGGCTATACGCTGTTCTATGGCTTCCATTCCGTACCCCCGGTTTACTTTTTGTCGTTCGGGTTGAAAATAACGCTTATAACCTTACCGCAGATTCGGGCTTGTTCGCTGCTTATGACAATCGGTTCATAATTCGGATTTTCACTTAGCAGCAGAACTTTCCCGTTTATGCGTTTTACGCGCTTTAAGGTAGCATTATCCCCGTCCACGTTTACGACTGCTATTTCCCCGTCTTCGACTTCTGGCTGTACCCGAACGATAACCTTATCCCCGTCGAAAATCCGCGCGCCTATCATGCTATCGCCTTTTACCTTCAAGGCGAATATTTCGCCTTCTTTGTAGCCAGCAGCGGCTGGGTAGTATTCGAAGTCTATGACCTGATCGGAAGCGAAAATCGGCTGCCCAGCTGCAATATAACCAAGTACCGGGACGCGAATAAACTGGGCGGCCTGTTCGACCTTATTCTGCTTCGCTAACTCCTGTAAAAGCTTGTATTCGGCTTCGGCTTCTTTCACTTCCAGGGCGGCGTCATGTACGCGCTGCGTAGCTTCCTGGACGTTGAACCGGGCTTTTTCGTACTCTAAAGACCATTTCTTTAATTCCGTAAGGCGTTCTACTTTTTCCTGTATTTCCGGGGTAAGAAGCCCGGCTGCTTCCAGCAATTCGAAGTAAGTAACGTCATTGTGTGCGGCGTCGGCCAGCTTCTTTATCGTTTTCCCTTCCGGGGGGTTGTCTTTTTTGCAGCGAATCAAGTTAGAAATATAGGAATTTGATACGTTGGCCTGCCGCGCGTATTCATTAAGCGAACGGTTTCCTATTGCTTTTTGCAGCAATTCAGAAAAGGCCTGTTTGTTAAAGTTGCTCATTTTCCCTTATATCCTCCTAAAGAAATCAAATTACGGTCATTATATCATTAGTGTTCTCCGCAGGCAACATTTTATGTATTTCTTTATTTTGTGTTGACGGCAGATAACGGAATGGCGTATAGTAGCAATCACAGGGTGTTATCCCTGGATAACAGTTACGAAGGGGGTGTTATCTATGGAGATCAACAAAGATAGGCTATGGAAATTGTTGGACGACGTAGCCGAAGGGAAATACCGTAAATTGGCCCGCCTTATGGACGTACAGGTATCGCAGCTTCATAAGGTACTGAACAAAGACAGCAAGGCAGGCCCGGTATTCCTGGGGAAGCTTCGGAAATTCTGCAAAGACAACGGCTTAAACTTCGACGAATTCGTTTTAGACGAATCAAGTTAAGAAAGGGGGCGACGCCCATATGCAACAGCAGAACGCCGCGCAGCTGCCGATAGACAGGGACTACATTTTCAAGCGGGCGACCCTGCACAAGAAAATAGCGGAATTATCGTACAAGAATCCCGAAGCCGCCCTGGCTTTCCTGCGGGACTGGGCCGAAGGGAAGAAGCAAGTTACCCCGCTATGGGAAGAAGTAACGAAAGCGCTGGAAGAAGCGGCGTAACGGAAAGGAAGGTAAGCAGTATGGACTTAATAGACAGCACAGCCTGGAAGGCCCTGGGCGCGGTATTATTCCTGGCCTGCATGGTAGCCGTCGCTTACTGCTGGTATGACGCCGACCAGGAAGCGAAGGGGGCCGGGCGGTATGCCGAAGATCGTAAGCGTTAAAGTTTGGGGCTTCCAGTCATGGGTAAACGGCCAGTACGACCTGGTAGACGGGCTTAACGTTTTTACCGGGCCTTCGGGCAGCGGTAAGACAGCCGGGACCATTCGGGCCATACGCTGGGTAGTTAAGGGTGAACCAGCGGGGGAAGCTTTCCTGCATACGGTTTATGGCCCGGACGGCGAAACGGTACTGCGCCAGGCAAGCGAAGCCGGGGTAGAAATAACCCTGGACAATGGGGTAACGATTCGGAAGACCCGCAAGGGCGGGAAGACGCGGTACTGGGTACTGCCGCTGTACGACGAACCTTTCGAGAAGGCCGAAGTACCCGAAGCGGTAAAGGAAGCCCTGGGAATCAGAAGCAGCAGCTTCGGCGACTTCGAAGCCGACCTGAACTTTGCGTACCAGCTGGCCGCGCCGTTCCTCATAAGCGAACCGGGCAGCGCAGGGGCGAAGGTATTGGGGAAGCTGGCCGGGACCGAAGCCATAGACGGGGCCATAAAAGCGACGGCGAAGGATACATACGCCGCCCGGCAAGATAAGCAGGCCGCCGATAAGGAATACGAAAGGAAAGTCGAACAGCTGCGGGAATTCGAAGGGCTGGACGATATACAGCGCCAGCTGGACGCCTGCGACTGGCTGCTGGATGAAATCGACGCAGCGGCGGCAAAGAAGGGGAACCTGGAAGGCCTGCTGCAAATGTTCGACCAGGCACAGATAGCGGTAAATAACGCAGCGCTGCGACTGGACGCCCTGGCGCACGTTCCACAGCTGGAAGAAGACCTGGCCGAAATAGAAAAAGCCCAGCAGCGTTACGACCGCATACTGGACCTTTACGAAATGCTGGGGAAGGCTACCGCCACAGTAGAAACCCTTACCCAGCGGCTAAAAGCCCTTGCAGGCCTGGACGCCTGCGAATGGTTATTAAACGAAGCCCTGGAAGCTGAAACGCGCCGGGCAAGTTTGGCAGCGTTACTGCAAGAATACACCAGGCAAGAAGCGGAAGTAAAGCGTATGACCGAAATACTTACCGCTACGAAGGACTTGGACGTATTGCAGGACCGCCTGGGACTTATCGAACAATCTGTAGAGCGCCTTTCTGCCGTTCGGTTATTGCTTACTTCTTACGAAGCAGAAAAGGGCAAGGTTTCAAGATGCGATAAAATTATCGGCAGCCTGGCCGGGGTAACGGAAGCCGAAGCCCTGGTAAGCACAGTCGAAGCCGACCTGGTACGCCTGGGAACGCTGCGGGAACTGCATAACCTGTACCTGGTTAAGACCCGGACGCTGGAAAGTGCGGATGCCGCAGTAAGCCGGGCGCATGGCGACCTTGTAGCAGCCGAAAAGGAACTGGCCGATGCCTGGGCCGCAACTGGCGGGATATGCCCGTTATGCGAACAGGCGGTAGTACATGCACATTGAAACTTAAATATTCACCGAAAGGACGGACTTATACATGGACGCTAAAGCAAGAATTGAAATGGCAAAAATTCGGATTGAAAAGGCAAAACGCGCGCAAACAATCGCGGAAACGGAAAAGGCCGCAGCTGAAAAGCAGCAGGCCGAAGTTACCGCGAAACTGGCCGAACTGGGCGTAACCCCGGAAACGGCAGCCGCTGAAATTGCAGCGCTGGAAAGCAAGATCGACGCCGACCTTACTAAAGTCGAAGGCCTTATCCCGGCAGTATAAGGGGGGCCTACCATGTACCGATTAAATGCAGCGCGGGCCAGCGTACGGACGGCCCGCGAACGACTGGCTGCGAAGATCGGCCAGCGCGACCTTCTTATCCAGGACCGGGACCAGGCGCAGCTGCGCAGCCTGGAAGCAGCGAACCGACTGGGCGAAAACGACCTAGTACAAATCCTGCTGCAAAAGGCCAGCGACTACGCCAGGCAGCAAGCGAAGGCCCGCATGGAAGACCTGGTAACGCAGCTACTACTGGTAGTTTTCCCAGGTAACGACTTCGCCTTCGAAATTGTTCTGGACGTTAAGGGCGCGCAGCCCGTCGTCGAATACTGGCTTACCCGAAACGGCGTAAAGACCCAGCTAAAGCCGCCCGACTACGATAACGGCGGCGGGTATGTAGACGTAATAACGCTGGGGCTTCGCCTGGGTATCGCTGAACTGGAAGAAATACCGGGACCGCTGCTTATGGACGAAATAGGGAAGCACGTAAGCGCCGAGTACGCGCCGAACGTCGCTTACTTCCTAAAGCAGTACAGCCAGCAGCTGGGGCGGCAGATTATCCTTATTACGCATAACGAAGCGCTGGCTGCGGTAGCCGACAAGGGCTTTAAGGTATCGCTTAACAGCCGCGAAGAAACGGAGGTACGCGCCATATGATTCGCTTTATATACTTCGGCGACCCCCATATCCGGGGTACGAATCCCAGGAACCGGGTAGACAGCTACCCGGAGGCCTGGAAGGCGAAGCTGCGGGAAATATGGCAGATGGGGAAGCAGTACGAAGTCGCGGCTTTCCTACAGCCTGGGGATACCTTCGACCTTCCCGACGTTGCGAATAGCGTTCTAAACGACGCCGCCGACGTATTCGCGGAAGCCCCGGCCCCGGTTTATACGACGGCTGGGAACCATGATATACCGGGCTACAATGTCGCAGCCTATTCGAATACCAGCCTGCGGCTGTTGGAACGAATTGTTCCGCAGCTGCACGTAATTAACGACCCAGGGCAGGTTATTCTTATTGGTCCGGGGCATGAAGTCGCGTTATCGTTTACGCCATACAGCGGAAAAATTGACCGGGAAGGTTACGGGTACAGCCCTGAATACAGGGGCGGCGAGGGGCTTTATAAGATTCACGTATCGCATGGTATGTTACTGGACCATACGCCGCCGTTCGACCGCTTTACGCTGGTCCAGGAAGTAAAGACTTCCGCAAATATGGTACTTACCGGGCATGACCATACAGGCTACGGAATCTATCGCCGGGCAGACGGTGTTATCTTCTGCAATCCGGGCAGCCTTACCCGGCTTTCGGCCAGTGAATCCGAAATCAGCAGGCCGATACAAGTAGCGCTTATTACCGTCGAAGGCGGCCAGGGCCGTATCGAACTGCTGCCGCTGCAAAGCGCAAAGCCTGGACCGGAAGTATTGGACCGTAGCCGAATCGAAAAGGAAGCGGCCCGCCAGTACGCCATGGAAAACTTCGCCGCGCTTATTCAAACGGTAAACGGCGAACGGGTACGGCTGGATATTAACCAAATCGTAGAAGCAATCGCCGAACAGGAAGGCGTAGCCCCCAGCGTCGTACAGAAGGCGCTGGAACGTATCGAAGCCGCCAGGACGGCAGAAGGGAGGTAAGCAGGATGGCGAACCAAAGCAGCGATATTATCCAGCAGCAGCCGACTTTCGACCCTAATAAGATCGAACCGGGCGCGGTAATCCGGGTAACGTCGCAATTATTCCCGACCACCAGGAACAGCTACGCCTGGAACGCATTAGTAGTGAAAGTCGAACCTTTCGAACTTACTGTAGCCCGGCTGCCTGGCGAACGTGAACGCAGCAGCTACGACGACGGCGACGTAATGAAGCAACGTATTCATATCGAAGCGGTAGTAAAGGGCGACGCTACGGTAGAACTGCTGCGCCGCCCATGACCGAACAGCAGGCTATGGCCCGCTGCGGGAACTGCGGCCACGTTGAACCGATAACCGACGACCTGGAAGAATTATGCTTCCAATGGCTGGACGAAAGCACGACGAAGACCGCCTGCCGGGCCTGCGGCGCGTATGTGATTATGCGCGCCTGGGCCGTCGAAAACGGCTACCCGGTAGGCGGTGAAATGTTAGTAGTAAAGACGACTTTACAACCGAAGGGAGTAAATACGAAATGACCGACCCGAAGCAAGCCGTAAGCGACCTGGTACAAACGTACGGGGCCGAAAAAGTAAAAGCCGCTGCCGACGCCCTGCTGGGAACGGCAGCCCGGCAAATTCCCGCCGAGCATTTCCGGGTAATCGCCCCGGCAATCCTGGCCGACACCGTACAGCAGCTGGACGCCAGCGTAGACGACATTCTTAAACTGGGCGACAAACGGGAAGCCGCCTACGCGAATAAGGGCGAACTGCTGCGGGAGAAGTACCAGCTGGAAAATAAGATACAGCTGGAAGAATCCCAGGCCATTATGGAAGGCCTGGCTGCCGACGGGAAAACGGTTAAATGGAATGACGTTGTTTACCCGTTTTCGAACGACCTTACCCGCGACGCTTTCCGCAGGACGGTAAGCAGCGAAAGCCGTAAGCGCCTGGCCGAAGTCGAAGGCGAACTGGCAGCCCTGGAAGTACAGGCGTCTATCGCCCGCGACGCCTGGGAAAAGGCCGTCCAGGCCAGCGAATCTATCCGCAGTAAGGCGCATGTCCAGGCCCGCCTGCTGCATTACCTGGCCGGGGGGAATTGAACGTGAACGGAATTAATATTCCGAAACTGGTTCAACAGATTAAGAAGGCGGCAAGGACCCATTTAACATGGCAAAAGACCGAAGACTACGAGTATATTGCTAGTCGGCATTGGTCCGTAAGGACTTCGGGAACGGCAGGCACAAAGGTAAGAACAGCCCTTTACGAAGTTTATGGCCGGGAAGTAACAGCAGGCCAGGCGCTTTCGACCGACGGGAAAAATGTCAGGGAGAATGGCCCGGACATTACGAAAATCCATTACCCGGAATCCGCGAAACTAGCTGGCAACTTAACACCCATCGTTATACTGGGGGATGGGAAGGACATTCGCCATAAGCGCTTCGTTATGCTGGATAATGAACTGCTGGCAGTAGATAACGAGTATGCGGAAATGACAGAAGATACACGGGCTTTCGGTAACGGAGGAACCGCACCCATATTCTTCGGCCAGGACAAAAGCCTGCTTGTCCTTCCGTTCCGGGTAGAAGAAGGCTGGGAGAAATGGCTTAATAACCATCTTCCGGGGGCTTACAAATGAACCCAAAGGACCAAACGCTGCGGAACCTACAGCGTGAGAGGAACGAACGGGGCCAGGACTTCCAGGACGAAATACGCCGCAGCTGGGCTTATGTGCCGAACTGCTGGCGTATGCGGATAAAGGACGGCGGCGGGGGAACCCGGCCCGGCGACGAAATCGTACTGCTGGAACCCGCGAATATCCTGGCCGAACACAAACGGACGGAAGGACGCAAATTCGAATTCGGCTTTTTACGGCCCGACCAGGTAAACGGCCTGCTGGACTTCGACCGGGCCGTATCCCGGAACCTGGGGCTAGTATTCGTATCCTTCCATAATCCGAAGCAGCAGCTGGACGACGCCTACGCCTTTCGACTGGCGACAGGTATACGGTATATGCAGCGCCAGGAAGTCGCGTATATTCACCTGGACGACTTTAGACGCGGGGCGCTGCCCTGCTGCCAGCTGCCCCGGCTGGATACAGCGAAACCGACTTACGATTTAAGGGGGCTAGTGGAAAAGTGCAGATCATTGTAAGCAATAATATACGCCTACGGGGTTTAAGCCTTCCCCTGCGGGCGGCCATTACCCAGGCGCTTACCATTCCGAACCCGGAATACGACAAGCTTAAACGAATGGGGCGGCCTACCTGGGGCATACAGCAGCGGCTGGAATTGTTCGTAAATGAATTCGGCGACCTGGTAACGCCCAGGGGCTTCGAAGGGCAGCTGCGGGACATTCTGAAAGCGCAGGGAATACGCCCGGAAGACGTAATACGGTACAACCTTACGGAAGTCGCCGACGTAGACTTCGGCCCCTGGATCGGGCCGCCGCTTCGGGACTACCAGCAGCCCGCCGTCCATAACGTACTGGCGCAGGGCGGGGGCGTACTGGTAAGCCCAGCAGGCAGCGGTAAGACGCTTATGGGCTTTAAGATCGTAGAAAGCTGGCGGCAGCCGACGCTATGGCTTACGCATACGCTGGACCTATTGCACCAAAGCGCGAAGGCTGCGAAGGACTTCCTGGGCGGCGTAGGCGAAGTCGGAATAATCGGCGAAGGGAAAGTAACCTGGGGCAGCGGTAAGCTGTTCGTAGCGACGGTACAAACGCTGGGGGCGAATCCGACGCTGGTAAGTACCCTGGCGAACCTGGTAGGCGTCGTCGTCGTAGACGAAGCGCACCATTTCCCAGCCCGGCAGTTTATCGAAGTCGCCGGGAAATTCCCGGCCCGTAACCTGTTAGGCCTTACCGCGACGCCCGACCGTAAGGACGGCCTGGAAAAATATATGTACGTCGGCCTGGGGCCAAAGGCGTACGAAGTACAGCGCGACGGCATGTACGAAGCCGGGGCGTTAATCCTGCCCGAAGTAAAATTCGTCTATACGGAATTCGGCAGGGCGAAGGGCTACAACGAACCCGACCCGGACGACGAAGCCGCCGAAAACAGCGTAGACGCTGGCGGCGAAGACCTGGACTATACCGGGCTGCTGCGGGAACTATGCGAAGACGAAGCCCGCGCGAAGCTGGTAGCTGAAAACGTGCTGGAAAGTTGCATAAAGGTAAGCCCGCAGGGCGGGGGCGTAATCGTACTGGCCGACCAGGTACGCTATTTATTCAAGCTGCGGGACCTGGTAGAGCGCTTCGCAAAGGTACGCCTGGGCGTCGTCCCGCGTATGGCCGTCGTTCATGGCGGCTTACAGCGGAACGTATGGCGCAAATGCCGAAAGGGCGACCCAGGGGCCAGATACAGCCAGCGGCTGCGGCGCTGGGAACGCCAGGAAGCGCAATACACCGACGAAGAAATGGAAGCCTGGCAAGTGACGCCGACGCAGCGGAAGGCCATACTGGAACAGGCCAGGGCGCGGCAGCTGGATATTCTTTTCGCTACGTCGCAGCTGGTTAAGGAAGGCCTGGACATTCCGAACCTTTACGACGGACACCTGGCGACCCCGCAGCGCGGCGACGGCAGGAGCAGTAAGAACGGGGCGGGCGTCGAACAGGCGATAGGGCGCATAATGCGGCCCGACCCCCGGAACCCGGACAAGAAGGCGACCTGGTACGACTACGTAGACGCGAACGACGGGACCTTCTACGACCAGTATTTAAGCCGCCGTAAGGTTTACGTCCGGCTGGGGATGGTAGTACCCCGGAAGAAGAAAACGCAGCAGGACAGCGTAAGGGACTTTCTGCTGCATGGAATGGACCTACCACTATAACGAAAGGAGCGAATTACCCGCTATGATTAACTTTTACCCTTACAAGCTTTCTTTTTGGGCCTGGCTGCGGCTGCTGTTCACAGGGCGCAGGGTTTACCTGGCCGTACAGCTGGACCCGCTGGGGAATCCCCAGGCTGTAAATATCCTGCCGCGTAAGCCGAAGGGCGCGCAGCCGCTTACCCCGGAAGCGCAGCAGGCCCAGGCGCAACAATTCGAAGCCGCCCGCCAGCAGCTGCTTAAAGAGCAGGAAGCCGCATCTGCGCAAGCGTCGGCCCAGGGCGGTACAGGCCGATACGCTGGCCGCAAGGGGAGGAAAGGCCGCAAATGATACCCGTACTGGATAAAGGTTACGTACGAATCCCGCCGAACGGTACGAACCTGGTAGGCCCCGTACATGGCGACGACCTGGCCCCGGTAAACGCAGCCCGCGCGTCGTTTATGAAGGAATCGCTGGAATTAACCGAAGCCGACATACGGCTGCTTAATTACCTGGCGAACGCAGGCCATACCAGCCCGTACCGCCATGCGACGGTAACGCTGGAAGTAAAGGCCCCGCTTATGATTGCCCGCCAATGGTTTAAGTACCGGGTAGGCTGGGAACATGGCCCGGATACCGCCGAACTGGTAGGCGTAGCGATACCTGAAGAACTGGCCCCGGCCTTTTGGGCTTTCATGCGGGACGCTATGGAATGGCTGCCAGCTGGCGACGACCAGGGCTTCGGCGACCTAATGTATGCCAGGAACGAAGCCAGCAGGCGCTACGTAACGCTGCCGCCCGAATGGTACGTACCTGGGCCGACGGAATGGCGCAGCGCCCCGGAAAACAAAAAGCAGGGCAGCGGCGCGCCGTTACCGACGCATATAGGCGCAGGCCTTACCGCCCGCCTGGAAGTCGAAATCGAAGCCGGGCTGCGGGCTTATAACGCGGCTATGGCTGCGGGCGTAGCGCCCGAAATGGTGCGGGGCTTCCTGCCGAATATGTACTTTATGTATACGGTATGGCGCTGGACGGCCAGCCTGCAAGGCGTCGCCTGGTTCATTTACCAGCGGGCCGTAGCGAAGGGCGCGCAGGACGAAATTACGCAGTATGCGAAGGCCTGCTGGGCGCTACTTCGCCCGTACTTCCCGAACAGCCTGGATAAGCTGATCGAATCGAAGTAAATTTTTTTACCCCTACTGTTATCTGTAAATAACGGGTACAGGGCGAAAGCCTTAACCATAAATAACACTTACCAAAATGGAGGAATCCGAACATGAGCGAAAACGCAAACGTACCAGCAGTAAGCAAGGCGGGCCAGCTGGCCCTGGCAAACGCAGGCGCTAATTATATCGCCGAAATTATCCAGGCGAAGCAGGCGGCCTTCCTGGAAGTGAACGAAGGCCTGGACTTCGACTACGTACGCATGGGGCAATACTTGAAGATCAACAAAAAAGGGAACTTCGTAGAAGCCCGCGACGAAAACGTAAGCTACGGCGATACGCTGGACGTAGTTATCGCCCAGGGCGAAACGCGCTGGGTATTGTGGGGCGACGACGAAAGCCCGGAAAAGGGCCAGCTGATCGTATCGCTTCCTGCGAAAGAAGAACTGCTGCCCGAAGAAGCCGCTGGGCTTACCAAAGTCCAGATCGGTAAGAAAATGGCTGCAAAAGCCGAAGCGACGGCCCGCGCGACGCTGGACAATTGGCTGGCGACGACGGCGCAGACCGACCCTTCCGTACTGGACCGCTACAGCCAGGACGACTTACAGCTGCGTTACCTGGCCTACCTGGTCCCGGTAAAATTCATTAACCCGGAAGAAAGCCCGAAAATTTACCTTATGAACTTCGCGCCGGGCGATACGTTCGGCTGGGGCCAGTATGGTATGTCAATCTTCGACGGTAAGTACAAATCGGTAGGCGTACCCGCTGGCAGCAGCGCGAAGCAAGTAGTTACGCGCCTTACGACCGAAGAACGCAAGCGGGATAACCAAAGCTGGTTAGGCATTAACTTTACATGCTTGGGGCTGTTCAACCCGAAGGACTACGGTATCGACCCGGAAGCGCAGGAGTAAGTAACGAACGGAAAGGGGCGTCTACATGGCAAAGGAACCGCAAATAGCCGACTACAAATACGTAGACGCCTGGCACACGAACGACAGCGGGCAGCCTGTACCTTGGACGCGGGTAGAATACCCGGAAGGCGTCAAGAAGTACCAGCAGGACGAAGCGAATAACTTTAACTGCTTCTGTACCGTACAGCGCTACGCAAACAAAGCCAGGGGGGCAAAGGGCGAAAGCTTTATCGCCCCCCTATACTTTGACCTGGATTATAAACAGGACCCCGCTGTAAGCCAGGCAGACGCGGTAAAGCTGATCGACTTTTTTATAAACGAACTGGAAGTAACCGAAACCGATATTTACGTCTACTTTTCGGGCAGCAAGGGCTTCCATATCCTTATCGACTTCCGGGCGCTGGACATTAAGCCTGGCCCCGACTTGCATAAAATCTACAAGCATATCGCGGGCTACTTAATCCAGCGGCTGGGACTTCGCGCGCTGGACCTGGTAGTATATACCGCTTCCCGTATGCTGCGGCTGCCGAACAGCATACACAGCGGGACGAAGCTTTTTAAGATCGAACTTTCGATAGCTGAACTGAAAACGAAGACGCTGGACGAAATTAAGGCTATGGCCGCAGGCCCGCGTCTTTACCCGGTAATCGACCCGGCACAGCGTAAAGCAGCTGCGGATATGCGCCCGAAGGCGGTACTGTTCTACGAAGATAAGGCGAAGGAATGGCGCGAAGCTGCGGCTACGTCGGTAAAGAAATTCGCCGAAGAATTCACTTTCCGCAAAGATCGGCCCCCGGTATGCGTAACCGACATTTTAGAAGGCGGCTGGAAGAAGGACGGCGACCGAAACCAGGCGACGGTCCAACTGGCAGCATACTACAAGGAAGCCGGGCATAGCAAAGACGAAGCGCTGCGAATCCTGGAAGACTGGGTACGCAAGCATACCAGCGCAGGCGGGCGCTACGACGTAGAACAGCGGGTAGCAAACACGCGCAGCGTCGTAGAAGCCGTCTACGACAAGGAAAACGGCTACCGCTTCGGCTGCGCCTTTATCCGGGCGCTGCATGGCGAAAAGACCCCAGGAAGCCAGGACTACGACCGCGTAGCCTGCGCCGGGGCCTTATGCCATTGTTTGAAGAAATCGACGACAGACGAAAGCAAGGCGGTAAGCCTGCACCTATCACAGACGGGCGACGCAGAACTGCATGGGAAAATGGTACGGACCCAGGTAATGGTAGCCGGGAAAAAGCATACGCCCTATATCGTTCCTTCGAAGATCGAATACTACTGCTGGGGCCGGGAAGGCTGCAAAAAAAGCCATTGTCCACTATACGACATTCCCAGCCATACGCTTTATAAGGACCTGGGCGTAGGCGACCCGGAACTGCTGGAAATGACGGCGACGGCAAAGGACAACATTACGGGAATCCTTCGGAACATATCGGGAATCCCGGCATGTAATCGGTACAATACGGAGATAACCGAAACGACGAACGTAGAAGAACTGCTGGTAATTCCTATGGCCGAATCGGCAGACCTGGAAACCGAAGAAAAGAAAGGGCGCTACGTGCTGCGGAAGGCCTACGCTATCGGAAAGTCGGACGTAACCGAAAACAAATACTACGAACTGCTGGGCCATGTATTCCCGCACCCGAAAAACCAGGAAGCTACGATACTGGTTAAGGAAGCCCGGCCCTTGCAGGACGTAGTAGACAGCTTCCGCTTAACGGACGAAATAAAGGAACAGCTGGAAGCCCTGCGCCCGGCGAATTACACAGCTGCGGCAATCGAAGAAAAGCTGGCCGCTATATGCGCCGACCTGACCTACAACGTAACGAAGATCGTAGAACGGGACGAAACGCTGCTGGCCGTACTGCTTACCTACCATTCCGTACTGCGCTTTAACGTTCCCTGGACGGCGAACCCGATACGGGGCTGGCTGGAATTAAAGATAGTCGGCGATACGGGTACGGGTAAGTCGGAACTGATCGAAGGCGTACGGAAGTTTACAGGCCTGGGAACCCGCGTAAATGCGGAATCGACCAGCCGAACCGGGCTTACGTACAAAATGGAACAGACGGGCAGCAGCGGGGCCTGGTATATCGTATGGGGGGCCTGGCCGCTGGCTGATAAAGAACTGATATGGATTGACGAAGACACAGGCATAGAAAAGGACAATTACGGCGAAATGACCCTGGCCCGCAGCGACGGACGGCTGGAAGTTAAGAAGGCCGTTACCGCAGAAACGCCCTGCCGGGTACGGGCGATTCTATCCGGGAACCCGCCGAAGGGGCGCAGGCTGGCCGAATACGGGCATGGGGTACAAGTGCTGCGAGATATTTTCAATAACGAAGATATACGGCGCTTCGACTTCGCGGTATTCATGCGGGCGACCGACGTACCCGCCGAACTGTATAACGCGCAGCTGCCGACGTATCCCAGCTTCATAAATGCCGAAACGCTTAAAAATAATATCCTTTTTGCCTGGTCCCGAAAGCCCGAACACGTTTTAATGAGCGCCGACACTATCGACCGTATTCTGGAAGTAAGTACGGAGATAGCGAAGACGTACGGGAACGCCAGCGACGTACCGCTGGTAAGCCCCAGCGACCAGCGTAACAAAGTCGCCCGCCTGGCCGTCGCCCTGGCAGCATTAACGCATAGCGTAGACGAATCGGGCGAAAGAATTGTCGTATGGCCGGGGCATGTAGACTTTATCCGGGAATATCTGAAAAGCCTGTATAACGCCCCAGGCTGCGGCTTGAACTATTACGCGAAGCTGGCCGTAAGGGAAGAAGAACTGGACGAAGAAAAGTACAACAGAATTACGGATAAATTGAAAGAACTGAATACGCTGAAAGGCGACCATGCTTTCTTCAAGTTCGTTAAGCTATTCGCACGACAGCAGTATCTTCGCGTGAACGACATTGAAGCTATGCTGGCGGTAGAGAAGGAAGAAGCAAAAGCTATCGTAGCGCTGTTAACTAACGGAAACATGCTAACGTCAACCAGCGGCGGCCTACGAAAAACTGCTAAATTCAATGCTTATATAGCGAAGCTTTTCCAGAAAGGGCTTTTTGACAACATAGAAGATGACGATTTTTGAAAAAATTTTACCTTTACTGTTATCTATGGGTAACGATAAGGGAGAAGGAGGGCAACAGCATGAAAAATAGGTACACAGTAGACGGACCCGTAACATATATCGAAGTCACTTTACGTGGAGAAAAGACGGTTACGGAAATTGATACCGCAGACTTACCAATAGCCGACAGTATACCCGGTACTTGGTTCGCATTTATGGATAACGGTAACGCCTATGTACGCGCAAATATCCTAGAAAATAACGGGAAACGTCGCCTTCAATCATTGCACCGCCTTTTAATGGGTAATCCGCAGGGATTATTTGTAGATCACATAAACCGTAACACCCTGGACAATAAGCGCAGCAGCAACCTACGTAATTTAACCCCGGAACAAAGCGTACAGAATAGGGGGGCGCATCGAAGAAGTAAAAGCGGGATACGCGGGGTAAGTTGGAGTAAATCGCATGGTAAATGGCAGGCGCAGGGCGCGCTTAATTGGAAGGTTCGCAGCCTAGGCTTTTACGATACGAAAGAGGAAGCCGCCGCTGTAGTAAAGGCCTGGCGATTACAGAACATGCCTTACAGTTACGAAGGAGACGAAAACACATGCGTTTAGGCGGCTTCTTTAATCAACCGAAGACATTAGCCAAACCGATAACCGCGAAGCCCGCCGATAACAGCCAGCCGCTGCCCGTACCTGGGGCGTCCCTGGCGAAAGCCATAGCGCCCCGGCGACGCCCCGGCGACTTCGGGATAGTATGGCCCGCCATACCACCGCAGCAAGTAAAGGACTATAAGCCGATTCTTACGCGGGCCGACCTGGAAGCTTACGCTGACCGCTGCGAAGACCTGGGCGTATGCAGCTTCGACTGGGAAACCACAGCAAGCAAGGCGGCCAGGGAAGCCTTCGCAGCGTACCAGGCCGAAATGCTGGCGAAGATCGACCAGGCGAAGGCGACGCCGATAGATACGACCGATAAGGACGCGGTAAAGCAAGCGGAAGCCGAAATAGCCTTCCTGGAAGCGCAACTGGACAGCGCCAGGAAGGAATACCTAAAGGCCCCACTGGACCCGCACCGGGGCGAAATTTGTACCGTATCGCTGGCAGCTGCGCCGCACGAAGCCCGCGTAATTCCTATCGACCATAAGCAGGGCCGGGTATTCGAACCCGGTTTAAGCCGGGACGAAGCCCGGAAGCTGGTTATGGACATACTGGACCGCCGTATATTCCGAAATCGAAAAGTAGTAAAGATAGCAGTAAATCTTTCTTTCGAAACGAAGTACGCGGCGAAGTACGGTAAGTATATCCTTATGCCCGTCGCCGACCCGCTTACGATGTGGGTACGCTGCCTGCAAGTCGCCGACCCGAAACGGCTGAAAGACCCGAAAAAGCCCGCAACAGGCTGGGGCTTAAAGCCAGCGACTAAAGCTATATTCGGCGTCAACATGGGCGAATTTACCGAACTGCTTAAAAAGCATGGGGCTGACTTCTTCGACGAAATCGCAGCCGACAGCGGCGACGGGCTGGCCTATTCCGCAGAAGACGCCGACTACGGCCTACAACATTATTTCTACTGGTCCGAAATCGCCCGGCAGATTAAGGACGAACGCCAGGGAACGAATTACTACGACTGGCTGCACGAAATCGAAATGCCGTTCGCCCGCGTTATCGGGATTATGGAGTATAACGGCATGGCCTGGGATAACCAACTGGCCGAAATGAAGCGCCAGGAAGCCTACGCGGCTCAGGCGGCGGCCATTGAAGAAATGAAGACCATTATTAAAGACGTTACGGGCCTGGACGTAGACCCAGGAAAAACGGGCAAAACGAACGGCGTAAAGTACGTGCTGTTTAACATGCTGAAACTGCCGCAGGGTAAGCCGACAGATAAGGGCGGCGTATCCCTGGACGAAGAAGCCCTAATAGATATTAAGTTTATGCTGGAAAACAACCTGGCCGACTTGAAGGAAGAAAAGCTGCTGGCGGTCCAGCTGCCCGAAGACTGGGAAACTATCGAAATCCCCCCGGAGGAAGACGGCAGCCTGCAAGCCCCAGCCCTGGAAGGCCCGGCGCAGCTGCTTACAGCTGAAGAATTTACGGCCCGGTATGGCCGTTGGCTGGAACTGGGGAAGGACGAAAAGGCAGCCCTACGCCTGCGCCGCAGGCCACCGCACCCGCACAAAGAAGCCGGGCTGCGGCTTATCGAACTTATGGGGAAAATCCAGAAGTATACGACGCTGCTTTCGTCGCATATCGACGGGCGGAAGAAATGGCAGAACCCCGTTACCGGGAAAATTCACGCGAATTATACGCCCTGGACCGATACGGCGCGGCTTAATTCGAACAATCCGAACGGGCAGAACGTACCGCGCCTGGATAACGACGAACTGGGCGTACGGAACTTCTACGTAGCCAGCCCCGGTAAAATCCTTTTCTTTATCGACTTTTCGGGCTTCGAACTGCGCATTATGGCCTGGAAGTCGGGCGACCAGGTAATGATCGAAATTTTTTGTACGGGCGGCGATATGCACAGGAAGACCGCAGCAACCGCGACGGGCAAGCCCGAAGACCAGGTAACGAAAGTCGAACGGACAGACGCAAAGCCCGTTAACTTCGGCATTACCTACGGCGGTACGGAACACAGCTTGCAGAAGACCTTTAAGACGGAATACGGAATGCGTAAAACGCTGGACGAATGCGCACGCCTGGTAGACGCCGTTAAGAAGACGTACCCCGGCATACTCAAATACCAGGAAGAAATCGCGCTGCAAGCCCGCGAAGACGGCTTCGTAAGTACGATATACGGCTACATTCGCCTGCTGCCCGACATTAACAGCACGAACAAATACGACAGGCAAAGCGCGGCCCGCCAGGCGGCGAATACGCCCGTACAGGGAACCGCAGCCGACGTAATGAAACGGGCGCAGAATGAAGTCTACGAAGAAACCGGGCGCGGTACGGCCCTGGTATTCGACGCCGCCGAACTGGGCGTAGACCCGGCGCAGCTGGCCGCAGATCGGGGAGAAGCGCCGCCTATCCTGGTACATGGCCGTACGGATATGGAAGCGCAAATACACGACGAAATGATATTCGAAATGGACGACGACCCGGACGTAGTAGAAGCCGCCTGGAAATGGATACAGGCGACTATGGAAAAGCCGCCTATAGAGGGCTTCCCGGTTCCGGTAGAAGCCGAAGCTTCCGTCGGGTATCGCTGGGGCCAAAAAATCCCGGTCCAGAAATGGCTGGAAGAAAAGCGCGCCGCGCAGAAAGGGGCTTAACATGCTACTTACGGTAAAAATCGTATTGCTTATCGCCTTTGTTGTTTCCTTCCTGGGGACGGTAGGCGAAAAGGACAATAACCATAGAAACCAGCTGGCCGCTGTATGCTGCGCTTCGGCGCTGGCGCTGGCCGCTGTATTCATCCTATAAGGGGGCTTCTACAGCATGGACTGGAACGCATACCGAAAAGACGTACTACGAACCGCAGCACCCGCCGACGAAACCGAAAGCCTGGTAATCGCGGCTATGGGCCTTACCGGGGAATCCGGGGAATTCTCGGAACTTATTAAAAAATTCGCCTTTCATGGGCATACGCTGGACACCGAAAAAGCGAAGAAGGAACTGGGCGACGTTTTCTACTACTGGACGCTGGCAGCCGATAAGCTAGGGCTTACCTTCGAAGAAATCCTGGCCGCGAACGTCGAAAAGCGGGCAGCCCGTTACCCGAACGGCTTTACGCACCGGGACAGCATACGCCGGGTAGACGAATAGGGGGGCTGGGGCGTATGGCAGAATCCCGCAGCGAGAATAAGCCCGGCGTATTCGTAGGCTGGATAAGCGAAGAATGGGGCGTAGCCTGGGTAGTTAGTCCTCATAGAAAGGACAAACGTACCGGGGCTGTAAACAGGCGGCCAGGAAGCGCGTATATGGCCGAATTACTGGCCTTTGCGGTTCCTTGGGCGGGCCACCCGAAGCCTGCCTGGACGCCCGAAGAATGGAAGCGCAGCGAAGCCTATTACCGGGGCGTCGGGGAGCGCGGCGAAGTATGACCTTATGGCAGCAAAGAAAGAAGGCCAACTGGTACGAAAGCCGGGCGAAATTTAAGCCCGACGAAGTTAAGGAAATGAATATCGAAGCTTACGACCTGGGGGCTGCGCATGTGTTGGAAGCGACCGCGCAGCTGTACGGGCTGGGACCGAAGCGCCTGGAAGAAACCCAGGAAACGCTGGACCGCACCAGCTACCGGGAACTACACGAATACGCCGAAAGCTTTAGCTTCCTGGACTTGCAGCGGCATATATCGAAGCACGACGCCGCAGCTATGAACCGGGAAGCGTATAAGCTGGGCGTCGAACATACCCGCGAAAGCGTCGGGTATGCGTACCGCCTGGGCGATACCAGGCTGGCACGAATCGATGGCCCCCTGGCGCAGCTGCAAGCTGCCGACCTGGGACCGCTGAATAAGACCGGGAACGTATACGAAGCCCGCATACTGCGCGCGCAGCGCCGGGCGAAAAATTCGTCAAAGAAAGGGGCCATATTGGATGAATAACGAAACCGTAACGTATTACCCGGACTGGGAAGGCTTTTTAGCCGAAGCTACGGACGTATTTGTAGCCAAAAATACCGACTACGACAGCCGCTTTATGCGGGCGCTGGTAGCTTACCAGGCGCAGCGCGGCCCGGAAGCAGCCAGGACGATATGGGCCTGGGAAGTCGAAAAGAAGCTGGACCGCTGCCGTACCTGGATACAGCGGGGCGAACTGGCCGTAAAAGGCGAAGGCGTGCGGAATTCAGTAATAGACATGTTTAACTATACCGTACAGTACCGCATATTCCGCTGGCATATGGACGCAGGAACCGACCCCTTTAAGGACTTGAACGAACGCGGCTTCTATCAAACGGCAGCCATGATAAAGCCGGGCGAATGGCTTAACTACTTAACCTATATCGAAGGCCTTATAGCCCCGAACGAATCCGAACTGCGGCAGCTTATCCTTACGGAAATGCTGGGGCCGCTTGGGGTACATGGATAGGCGAAACTGGGCGGGGGCAGCGGCTACCGTAGCGCTGCTGACCGTCTTACTGGGGGGCGCTGCGAATGGTAAAGAAGAAGCACAGCTGGGGCAAAGGATACCGCCGCAGACACCAGGAAGCACAGCGCAAAGAAGCGGCGAAGCAATACAAACGACGGGAGGGGCCGCGTATGGCAAAGGATTATTCGCAGGAGCAATTAGCCGAAGCCTACCAGGAAGCGGAGATCGTAACCTGGCAAAACAGGGCGAAGCAGTACCGGGAAGCCTGGGAAGCGGAAAAGAAGGTAAGCCAGGCGCACCTGGAGGGCTGGCGAACATCCCAGCAACAGCTGGACGAAGCGAAGACCCGGCGGCTGGCGACGCTGCTGCTGGGGGCCTTCCTGGGGCTTATCGCGGGGCTGATTATCGGGGCGAATTTATTGTAACGGCCTATACAGCCGGGTACGAATCAACGCAGAAGAAGAAAGGCCAGCCTGGCTACGGCGAAACGGCGACCGGGACGACGGTAAAGGAAGGCCGCACTATCGCCGCCGACTGGCGGATATTGCCGCCCGGTACGCGCGTCTATATCGACGGCGTAGGCGAACGGACGGTAGAAGACAAAGGCGGAGCCGTAAAGGGAAAGCATATCGACCTTTACATGGCCGACTTGGACGACGCCCTGGAATGGGGCAAGCAAAAGAAGGAAGTATACGTAATCGAATGGGGGAAACAAAGAAATGATTAAGGCCGAAATACTTACGAACCTGGGCGCGCGCCACGTAATCACGCTAACCGACGACCTGGGATTCGCCGACCTGGCCGAAGCACACCAGTTTATAGTTAAGGCGCTGCTGGACGACGGCGTATTCAGTAACGACGTAACCCAGGAATACCTGGAAATTAACTGCCGGGACGAATACCAATATATTCGCTTATGGCGCGAAGACTACGTAGACCCGAACCTGGCGCGTTATGCAGCCTTACAGCAGGACGCAAACGCTACGGACGAAGACCCCTGGGAATTCAGCGCCAGCGTAAACTTCCTGGGGCAGAAGGGGCGCGTTAAGGGCCTGGCGACGACCAGGAACGGGAAGACGTTCTATATGCCGCTTACCGTCGGTATGGCTGGCGGCCAGGGCGATATTCCAGCGCTGGAAGCTATGGGAATCGACACGCTTAAAACGTGCTTCGGGCATTACTTAAAGACGACCGGGCAGCTGGCCGAAGCCGTAGTTCCGCCGTTTATGCTTACGGGCAGCGAAGCCGCCGCCTTCCTGGTAGACTACGCGCAGCAGGCCGAACCCGACCCGGTAAGACCCGGCGAACGTAACGCGCAAGCCGCAGGCCGGGTATTCGATGAATAGGGGGCCGGGGCATGGCAGAGATAGTACGCTTTCCGTCGCAGCAGGACAAGGTTATCGAAACGATGGAAGACCTACTGGAACGAGCAAAGCGGGGCGAAGTGCGGGGCTTCGTCTTCGCTGCGCAGACGGACGAACCGAACGTAATAGCGACCAGCTGGGCGCAGGCCGACTTCGGTAAGCGGGCCGAATTGATAAGCCATTTACAGCTGGACTTATTCTTCGCCTTTACCCAGGAAAATATCGACCGACTGCTGGGGCAGTAGGGGGTAGTACGTATGGGGAATACGTTACGCGGCTGGCCGGGGCCGAAGGAAATAACCCGGCAGAACAAGCTGGCTACCGAAGCGCTGCGCCTGGCCGACGCGACCGGGTACAGCATGGCCGACCTTCTGCATATGGTACGCGGGAAAACGGAAACCGGGCAGGCATCCACAGCCGAAGAAGGACTTCGGCAGCTGTACGAAGCCTTTAACATACCCGCGCCAGGCGACGGGCAGCAATACCTAATTATAAAAGACGGGGCGCTAATCGCCCCTGGGGAGGTACACGAAGAATGAGTAACCAGGACAAACCGACGGGCAAAGTAACCCGCGCCGAAATGGAAGTAGCGCTGGACCAGGTACTGGAAATGCTGCCTGTTCTGCTTCGCCGGGCCGGGGCCGACGCGCAACTGCTGAAAGCGAAATACGACGCCCTGGTAGCCACAGGCTTTACCGCCGACCAGGCGCTGGCAATCGTAAAAGCCCGCCCGCTGTATGAATAAGCAGCGCATATTAAAAGGCCTGCTATGGATAACCCAGGAAAGCGGCGGCCTGGGGCCTGCGCAGCTGGATATATGGCTGGGCGAACTGAAAAAGGCCGGGTATATAGACTTCGAACTGCGGAAGGTAGACGACTGCCGCCTGCCTTTCGCAATCATTACGGACGCTGGGCGGGATAAATTAAAGTAAAGATATAACGAAATAAAGAATACTTTACTTCTAGGGGGCAGCCTATGCGCGACCTAATTGACCGAAGCTACGAAATAGCGGCCCGGCAAGCGGGCAAAAAGCGCGGTATTCGCTTTCGGCGGTACGAACGCTGGGGCGAATGGCCGATAAAGGCTTACGACCAGGGGCAGGACAAGGAAAACGCCCCCGACTTTAAGACCTGGAAGGAAGCTTATAACTGGGTAAAGGGGATATGACCTATGGAATTATTCGTACCAGCTATGGTATTTAACCCGCAGCTGCGCGGCCAAGTAGTACGCGCTACGGGCTGCGACGAATGCGGCGACCGAGTAGACATTACGGGCGTCGTAACCAAAGTCGAACCGTATAGCCTGGAAATTACCGTCGGGCTGGATAGGCGATACGTAAGCTGCTACGACATAGGCCCGGATATGGTTAAGATCGAAATCGCTGGGGAATGGGCGCAGCTGCCCGACAATCGGCCCCAGGAAGGCGGGGTCTGCTGCTGGAATCCGCGCCTGGAAGACTTCGGGCCAAACGACGACCCTAGCCGCTGCGGTAAGGTATGCGCGAACTGCGGGAAAATCGAAGGCGACGCCCAGGACATGCAAGCATACCAGGCGCTGCGGCAGGGGGAAGTACGGATAACGGACGACAGCAGCCCGGACTTCGGTATCGACTACCGGGGCGGCATGGTACGGGACGCGGGCGACTTGCCGGGGGCCACAAAGGCCAGCCGGGCGAAGGATATAACGGGTAAGACGTTCGGCTATCTTACGGCCCTGGAAAAACGGGAAGGCGATAACTGGCTATTCCGCTGCGAACTGTGCCGTACGGAAATCGAAGCGTATAAGTATAGCGTCATGAGTGGGGGCAGGAAAAGCTGCGGCTGCTTGAAGGAAAGGCAGTACGAAAAATACACATAAAAGCGCCGTCGCGAAGGGGGGGTATCTTCCGGGCGTAAAACGGAATACGGAAAACGAGCCGCGCCGATACCCCCCCTAAAAATTACAGCGGCTGTGTGTATTTTATTAAGCAAAGAGTACGTAAGTATATACTATGTATATACTTACTATCTATATATAATATATATATCTATTTATTATTTATTATTTATATATATATTTATTATTATATATAGGTATTTTTTCTTTTTTGACCGCTGGGAATACTTGGAAGGGGCTGGGACTATGGCCCGGATTGACGGGTACATATCGAAGAAGAACGTAAGGCGCTGGCTGGTGAACTACCAGGCGCTGGAAAGCGGCGACAAGATCGACGACGGCGTAGTAGTGAATTCGGGGCCGAAGGCTTACGACGGCGTAAGCGGCGGCAGGCTTAATAAGATCATGCTGGATAAGGCGCTGGCCGATTTGCGCCGGGACCTTCCCTTTAGCTGGCGCTGCTGCTTGTACCGCTGGATAAGGCCGATTATGCGCCGGGAAGCCCTGCGGCTGCTGGGGGTAAGCAGCGCTGTTTATACCAGGGGCTGTAACGAAGCTGTAGACTACGTTTATAAGCACGTAAACGGCGGACTGATACCGTATATGCGGCTGCTGGACGCGATAAACGGGCGGCGTTAACTACAGATAACGAAATTTGATATTTTCGTCTGAAAATCCTATATTTATGGTAAGCTGCTTTACTTATGTCCAGAGGACATAAGCGACGCAAATTTTAAGGGGGCGGGCCTTTCGGGGGTGCGCCCCTTCGCTTTACGGAACGAATGACAAGAAGTAAAGAAGTAAAGATAACTTGATAAGGGGGCGCGCGAATGGCCGACGAAAAACAAAATGCGACCGCCGCAGCTGCCGACCCTGCCTACGATATGGCGAAGAAGCGCCAGCTGCACCCGCAAGCCGACGAACGGAACCGTATAGAAATTATCCGGGGCCGGGAAGTCCTAACATGCGGGGCGAAGTCGAAGAATTCTTCTACGGGCTTCTGTAAAGCACATGCCGGGGCGGGAACGCAGCACCCAGGATACGGGCGCTGTAAATTCCACTTCGGTAACGGGACCGGGCCGAAGACGCCGGAAGGGAAGGCTGCGTCTTCGCAGAATGCCCGCAAACACGGCTTTTACAGCGAAGCGTTAAGCCCGGCTGAACGCCAGGCGTACGAAGAAGAACTGGCCCAGGAAGCTATGGGCTTGCAGCACGAAATTTACATGCTGAAAGCGAAAATAAAGCTTTACCTGGTTAACTGGCGCAAGCGCTGGGAAGCGCACTATAACAAGAAGCTGAATGAAAAATACGTAAAGTATCGCTGCGACGGCCCGGACTGCGGGCATGTATGGGTAGTCGCTGAAACGGAAGGGACGCCCGGCTATTGTCCGAAGTACGGCTGCAAAGATAAGCATATCCGGGTAATAGACAAATGGCCCGCGAACCGTACCCCGGAAGAAGCGGAAAAGTACGCGGATTCGAAGACCATAGTTTATTATTCCGAAGGCGAAGGCGCGCGGGCTTACTACCACGCTGGAAGCCTGGAAGACCGAACGCTGGACCGGGCGCTTAATACGTTGGGCCGACTGATCGAAAAGCACGCCCGACTTACGCAGGACAGCGGCGACGACTTGCTTAGCCAGATAAACGCAGAACTGCGGGCAGCTTCGAAGGGAAAAGTAAGCATTTCCTGGGGCGGCGCAGCGCAGCAGCGGCTGGCTGAAAAGCCCGAAAACGGCGGCGAAAAGGCCGGGAAATAATCGCTTTTTATGTTTATTAGAATAAAGCTACGTGAACCCATGAAAATTTGCTTTTTGTTGCCTACAGTGAACGTTTATTCTATACTGTTATTTGTGAATAACGTTTACGGAGGGGAACCGATGGAAAAGCGAAACGTAGCCGACATAGCCAGGCGCTTTTCGTCGCTTGACGAATACATGGCCTGGCACAGACAGCAGCACGAACAGCGCAGGAAGGAACGCATACCCAGGGGCGAAGGCCATACGAAGGCCAAAATAACCGAAGTCCAGGTAGTCGAAATACGCCGGGCGTACTATTCGGGGGCGAAAAGCAGTAAGGAACTGGCCGCCCAGTACGGCTTATCGCGTAGCGCGCTGGGTAGCCTGCTTACGGGGAAATCCTGGTCCCATGTAACGGACGGCCTGGAAGCCTACGAAGCGGAAAAAGCGCAGCTGCGAACCCCGGAAGAACTGGCCGCCTGGCGGCAGCAGCGGAAACTATCGCAGCTGGCGAAGGGCGTTAAGTTTACGGCGAAGCTTACCGAAGCAGAAGTACGGGCTATACGGGCCGAATACGTACCGGGTAAGGTACGAATGCGGGACCTGGCCGAAAAGTACGGCGTAAAACTGGCGACGGTATCCGACATTATCGCCAGAAGAACCTGGAACCATATTTAAGCAGGCCGCCTTCGGGCGGCTTTTTCAATTCCACGAAAGGGGCTGTAGACTTATGGCGCAGGGCAAGCTGGCCCAGGCAATCGAAATATTGAAAGCGCAGGGCGTTACCCCGCAGCAGTATAAGTACCTATCGCCCGCCGAAATTATTAAGCTGGCGGGGCTGAAACCATGATCGACGGCAGCAGCGCCTATAAGCTAATCGAATATGACTACTTGGAAGACGTAGACCCGATAAGCGGCGCGCCGACCGTCGTAAGCGTACCGAAGACCGTACAGGAAGCCAGGGACAGCCTGCCGTATAATACGATAAACAGCCTGGACGAACTTTTCTTACGGGAAAATCTACGGACGGCCTGGCGCATACTGCGCAAGAACGACCCGTACGACTACCAGCTGGAAGTCGCAGACGCTATTATCTATTCCGCGCTTAATGGCCTGGGCTGGTTTATTGTCGTAATGGTAACCCGGCAGGCTGGGAAGAACGAAATAAGCGCCTTCGTACAGCATTACCTACTTCTGTACGGCTGGTATACGGGCGAACGGGTAAGCGGCGTAAAATTCGCCCCGGTCCATAAGCCCCAGGTACAGGCCAGCATGGACCGCCTGGAAGGGGCCGACGCCCCGGACGCCGGGGGCCTGGCGGGCAGCGTCGTAACGCGGAAGACTTGGACGAAAAGCGACGGCTATAAGTACCATATCGGGAAGCCCCGCGATTCGAACAAATGGGCGTTTTTGTCCATTAACCCGTCGGCGAACGTCGCTTCGCAGACAGCTTTTACGCTGCTGGAAGGCGACGAAGCCCAGGACATAGACGAAGCAAAATGGAACCGCGACGCGCAGCCTATGGGAAGCTTTAACAATGCGACGACCGTACTTTACGGCGTAGCCTGGACGAAAGGCTGCTTTATCTACCAGGGAATGCAGCAGGCGTATGACATGGAAGCCCGGCTGGAAAAGAAGCTGGGCTACAGGCCGAAGCTTGTTTTTAAGATCGACGCGCACCGGGTAATAGCAGCCGGGAACAAACGATACCAGGAATTCTTCGAAGGCCTGGTAGCGCGGCTGGGAATTAACCATATCGCGGTACAGACGCAGTACCTTCTTAACTTCGTTGATACGATAGGCAAATACTTCAACGAAGAACAGCTGGCCCGTATCTTCGCTTCGACCTTCGAAATGCGGCAGGGGCCGAAGCCCGGCAGCAGCTACATTTTTTCGATAGACGTAGCCGGGCAGGAAGAAGGCGTAACCGAACTGGCCGAAGAAGTCGAAGCCGGAAACCACAAGCGGGACGCGACCATACTTACGATAGGCGAACTAATGCCCGACGGCGTTATCGTACCCGTATGCTTCTACCAATGGGTAGGAGCCGCGCATACGCAGCAGCGGGTACAGATAAAGACGATTCTAAAGCATTGGAACTGTATAGGTGGCAGCTGCGACGCTACAGGCCTGGGGGAACCGCTGGCCTACTGGCTTATCGAACAGCTGCCCGAGATGGAAATCGAAGCCTATAAATTCAAGGCTGCCGGGGATGAAAATAAGTCGAAGCTGGGATACCTGGCTTACGCTTACGTCCAGGGCGGCCTTTTTCGTATGCCGCGCCGCCCGGAAAACAATCCGCAGCAGGCCGACCTATGGGACGAAGCCCGCTGGCAGCTGGAAAACCTGGTCCGGGTAGCGAAGAAGGAACAAAAAATAAACTTTCACGTACCGCATACCGCAAAGCCCCGGCGCGAAGGCCACGTACCGCATGACGACGTAGCCCTGGCGCTGTTTTTGCTTATGCGGGCGGCTTACATGATTAAGGACCCAGCAGGCCGCAAAGCTTCGGCCTATGATCGAAGTGACGTAGGCGGCTAAACAAAAGACGACGAAAGGAGGGCCTACAAATGGCGGTAGTAGGAAGTATCCCGCAGCTGCTGGCGAAGCAGCCTACGCTGGAAGCGGCCCGCGCAGCTGCGCAGGCCTGGGTAACGGCTAACAGCAGCTGGATTAAAAACATAATCGACGGACACCGAAGCCAGCTTACCGAAGATCGGATAGAAGAATACCAGCGGGCGTACGACGGCTACCTGGATAGTATCGACGAACGCGACAAAAGCCGGGGCGACGACGTAAACCATAAGATACAGGCTACGCTGGCCGGGCTTATAATCGACTCCGTAGTAGACTACATGCTGGGTAAGCCTATCGTATGGGCCTTCGAAGATAAAGCCGACGGCGGCAAGCCTACAGTGGAAAAGACGGCGCTGCTGGAAGAATACCGTAAGGCGCTGCTGGAACTGCTGGCGAAGGAAGAAGGCCAGCGGGTACTGCGCGAAATGCTGACCCAGGGAAGCGTAGCCGGGCAGTCTTCCAGCCTGGGCTGGGTAGACGAAGACGGAAATATCGACTTCGAAGAATTCGCCGTACAGGAAATGATACCCGTATTTGATTCGCGCGGGCGGCTGCGGCTGGTTATCCGGGCGTACGAAACGGAAATCTTCAAGCCTGGGGAGCAGCAGCCGACGGCAGTAACGAAAGTCGAAATATACGACCAGCGCTTCGTAACCTGGCTTCAAAGCGACGACAGCGGCGACGGCTTCGTATTGGACCCGGACGCGGGGGAAGACTTCGTAACCGAACATAAGGCGGCCCGTATCCCGGTAGCCGTCTTTTTGAATGGCAGCCCGGCGACCTATAGCGAACGGAAGAAGAAGGCGGGCGTATCGGACCTGGCCGGGGGTATCCTGGACCTGGTAGACGAATACGCGAACGCCATAAGCGATAAGGCGAACATGGTAGACCGCCTGCAAGACGCCTTCCTGGTATTCGTAGGGGCGACCCTGGGAACGACGAAGAAGGAAGCCGAAGGCGAAGTAATGGCTATGCGGAAGGCGCGGGCTATCGCCCTAAAGAATCAGCAAAGCGACGCGAAATTCATAGCGCCGCCGCAGGATGATACAGCCGTAGAAAACTACCTGGACCGCCTGCGGGATACGTTGCACGAAAAAGCGTTTATCCCGAAGCTTTCGGACTTGTCCGGGGCGACGGCGACCGAAATAAAGGTAAAATACGCGGGCGTCGATATTAAGGCCGGGAAGAAGGAAGTTTACTTTACCGGGGCCGTTAAGCGCCTGGTAGCGGTACTTACCGACTTCCTTAACGGTAAGCGCCTGGCCGAAGCTGGCGTCGAAGACATTTACCCGGTACTTACGGGCGAAACGAAGCCCCCGGCCAGCGTACAGCTGTACGAAGCCGACTGGGTAGACTTCACGCTTAACCGAAACATGCCGCAGAATTACCTGGAAATCGCGCAGATCGTAGCGCAGCTGGCGGGCATTGTCCCGGATTCGTATTTGTACGAATTGCTATGGTTCATCCCCGACCCGAAGGCGGCCCTGGACGAAATGAAGAAGCAGAAGGACGAAGCCGCGAAGCAAGCGCTGGGGGCTATGGGATTCGGCAGCGAATTTACGAATACTGGGGCCGACGGCAGCGGCGGTACAGGCAGCGATACAGGCGGCAGCGGCAGTATGGGAAGCGACGGCGCGGCAGGCGGGGCGACGTAACCTATGGCAATCCCGAAACCGCCCGCGAATCCCGAACTGGATAAACGCATAGCCGAACGCCAGGCGAAGCTGGACGCTTACGTAGATCGCTATAACGATATTCTGGAACAGCGGGCCTTAAAGTACGCGAAGGAAATAGCGCCCTTCTGGCAGCGGGCCGGGCAGCGAATCGGCGAAGAAATGGCCCGGATAGTCGCGGAAATACAGGACGCCCAGGGCGTACCGATTCGCAGGCAACCAATACAGGAAGCGAAGCTGCGGAACATGCAGCGGGCGCTGGAACACCTGGGAAAGCTGCTGCGTTACGTCCAGGAAGCCGAGCAGACCGAAAAGCTGACGAATAACCTGGCTTTCACGTATACCGAAAGCATTTATTTTCATGCTTTCGGGCTGCAAGACGCGGCCCAAGTAGCCGTAACGGTCCCAGCTATCACGTTTTCCCAGGTAATGGGCGTACTGGCGAACCCCTGGCTGCCCGATGGGAACACGTACAGCGACCGTATACGGGCAAATACGGCGTACCTGGCGCTTAAAATGCGTACAGCCGTCGAAGAAGCCGTACAAAAGGGGTACGATATTAACCGAACGGCCCGGAATATCCAGGAAATCGCCCAGGAAGGCTATTTTAACAGCGTTCGCCTGGCCCGTACGGAATTAAACCGAGCTGCGTCCCAGGGGGCCAGCCATTTATTCATGCAAAACGCCGACATACTGGACGGCAAGCGCTGGAACGCCACGCTGGACAGCCGAACGGCCCCGAAGGACGCGGCAAACGACGGCAAAATATACGACCTGGCGTACGATACCCCGGAAATGCCCGGCAGGCCCGGCGAACGTATCCCGAATCATCCTAATTGCCGCTGCAAATACAGCCCGGTACTGGCTGCCCTGGGGGTACGAGAAGGGGAACGGATAGCGCGCGGCGAAGGAGATACCGAAACGAACTTCGGGGAACGGACCTATACGAAGGCCCGGACCTACAAGGAATACGCGAAGGAACGCGGTATAGACTTGGACGAAAAGCTGCGAAACGACGACCCCCGGCGCTATCTTCGGAACGACGAAAAGCGCGGTCTGCCGCCAGCTGCTACAGCTACAGCGGCAAAAGCGGCGACCGTCGCAGCTACGCCGACCTGGCTAGACCCGGTAAAGCAACTGCTGGCTGCGGGCGTCGATACCGAAGAAAAGGCCAGGCAAGTCGGCGACCTGGTACGCCAGGAAGTCGAACGCCGGGTAACGGAAGCCGCGCCCGATATACAGCAGCAGATCGACGCCCTTACCGCCGAAGCCGACGCCATAAAGCGGGAAATCGACGAAAAGCGCGACCAGGTACTGGCGACGGACTGGAACGACCCGGACTACCTGGCAAAGTACAAAGCCTTTAATGAGTACGAGAAGAAGCGGAGCGCCGACCTTATGGCAAAGCGCCAGGAAGCCGCAGCTGCGAAGAAACGCCTGGCGAACCTTCGCGGCGAACAGGCCGTAAAGGCGCTGGCCGAAATAAGGCCTATGGGTAGCAGCGCGGCGCATAAATGGGTAAGCGGCAGCCATACGAAGGCGAAAGACGCCATAGCCAGGGCGCAGCGCTTTTATCCGACGGAATGGCTGGACGAATCGCATAGCTTTAACGCCCTGGACGCGAAAGTAGTAAGCCGGGGCTACTATGCGGGCGGCGCGAAGGGCTATTCGTCGGAATTCAAGATAAGCGGCAGCACCGACGACCAGCTTACCCGCGTCGCAGTCCATGAATTCGGCCATAGATTCGAACATATACGGCCAGAAATACGGCGGCTGGAAAAGCAATTCTACGACCGAAGGACTGCGGGGGAATCGCTGGAATGGCTGGGTAAAGGAATCGCTGGGGGCGGCGGCTACGGAAAGAACGAAAAAGCCCGTTTCGATAAGTTTCTTTCCCGGTATATGGGGAAGGACTACGGGAATACGGAAAAATCGTACTTCGAAATCTTCACAATGGGGGCCGAAAGCGTCTTTACGGGAAGCTACAAGATCGAAACGGACCCCGACTACTATAACTTCGTAATGGGGGTACTGGCGTCGCTATGAGATTCGAAGCGAAAGGCAAAATACAGGGCCAGGACGTTCGCGTAGCCTGGGAAGACGGCGCGCTTACGGGTAACGGTATGCTTATCCGTATGATTCTTGCGGAAGCCGCAAACTTGGAAGGCGAACTGGTAGGCCCCGTCGGCCAGCAGACCGAAACGAAACACTTACGCAGCGCCTTATCGGCGCGGCTGATAATCGACCGGGTACTAGCCGACGCGGTTTATACTGGCGACGTACCCGAACCAGGTAGCGCGCCCCCTGGGGCCGTTATCTAAAGGCCTGGCCGCTTCCGCTGGGACACACAAAGAAAGGGCCACGATACGGGCCGCCTTTGCCTGTAAGACGCTTCCGCGCGTATAATAGGTCGCCCGTCGCCATATTGTCGAACGCCCAGGGCCGCAGCGGCCAGGAATTTAATTCAAATAGAGAAGCCCACAGCTACCAGCTGCGGGCCTTTTCTATATACCCGGACAACCGGGGCCAAACAAAAAGACGTTTACCCGTATCGCATGGACAAACGGGGCGCATTTATAGGCGAAGGCCTTAAAACTGCGCGGAAAGGGACAGTATGGACTGGCTGAAACGACTGCAAGAAAAGTACCGGGCTGGAAAGCTTACGAAGGCCCAGTACGAAGAAAAGGTAAAGGAACTGTTGGACGACCAGGACATTAACCAGGAAGAATACGACAAAGCGCTGCAATTCGACCCGAAGGCCCCCGAAGGCGGGGAACTGATTTACAGCCAGGAAGATATGGACCGCATGGCCGTAAACGTTGCGCGCCGATTGATTCGCAAGGAATTTAAGGCGGCGGGTATCGACCTGGACGTAGATAATAAAGGGCTTCTGGCGCATATTGTCGGCCTGGTAAAAGACGCAGGCAAGGGCGACGGGAAGGGCGCAAGCGTAGACGAAAAGGAACTGGCGCAGCTGCGAAAGGACGCAGCGAAGGCGAAGGTCCTGGGCGAAAAGCTTAAAGACCTGGCGCTGGAAAACGCCGTACTTCGGAACGCGGACGGGCCTTATACCCCGGTAAACCCGAACCAGGTAGTACGGGCGCTGAAAGACTACGCCGACGAAATCGAATATGACGAAAACGACGTACCCGAAAAGCGCAGCGTAGACCTGGTACTGCGGAAGCTGGCGAAAGCGGAACCGAACCTATTCAAAACGCCCGAAGGCGGCAACGGTGACGACGACAAAAGCGGCGGCGCTGGTGACGGCGATAAGGGCGGCGGGAATGGTAGCAGCTTCAAGGGTAAAACACCTGGGGGCGGCGCTGGCGGCGGTAATTCGGCGAATAAGTCGAAGGAAGACGCGACCCTGGCCGAAATGTTGGCGGCGGTAGGCGTCAAAAAAGACGGCGGCCAGCAATAAGAAGTAAAGAAGTAAAGACGTAAAGACTACTTTATCCAAAAACGGGAGGAATTCGAACATGGCAGGAACTTACGACGGCCAACTGCGGAACGATAGCGTAACGGGCGCAAAGGAAATTAAGGCCAGCGCTAACTACCAGGTAATGCCTGTAGGCGGTACGCTGGACGGCAGCAAATTCGCAGCGGGGGCGCTGGTACTTGAAGGCCAATGCCTGGCACGGAACAAAACGACGAAGAAGTACGAACCGTACAACCAGGGCGCGGCTGTAGACAATGCCGGGGCCTTCCCTTCGGCGAACTACGATAACCCGGTCATTCTGGACCAGTCTATCAAGTTTACCCCGAAGGACGACGGCACGAACCCCGACGTAATCTTCGGCCAGGCGCTTATCGCGGGCGCTGTATACGAAGGCCAGCTGATCGGCGTTACGGCAGGCTTTAAGGCGGCTACGCCGCAAATCCGCTACGTAACGCTGTAAAAAATTTTTACGCATACCATTACCCAGGGATAACGAAACGGCTGCTATGCAGCCTTTTTTGTTGCCCGAAAATAACGATACCAGGGAGGAATTCCGAACATGGCAGGACTTGCACAGTACAGCGAAAAATTTTCTAACCCGCTGTTCACCCGGTTTATTAACGAAATCCCGGTAAAAAACACCTTCGTAATGGGGCGCTTTTTGCCGCGCGTCGAAACGTTCGACACGAAATTCTATGACAGCTACATTACGCGCCAGGCTGACATGGCGAATATCGTAAGCGGGCTGGCCGAAGTACCGCTGACCGACCGCGACCCTATGCGCAAAGTATCCGGGGAAATCGCGGATATTGCGCAGGGCTACCTGGTAACGAAGGAAGAACTGGCCGCGCTTATGGACAAGGGCAGCGACCCGACGAAGCGTCAGCTGGCCGAAAAGCAGCTGCTGAACAAGACGGCGCAAATTAAGAGCAACGTAGACGCTCGTATCGAATGGATGGGCTGGCAGGCCTGCGGCGAAGGCGTTCTGACGTACAACAAAGACGGCGTACTGCTTACGGTAGACTTCGGTATCCCGGCTTCGAATAAGAAGACCGCAGCCGTTAAATGGGACGACAGCGTAGGCAGCCCGACGATTCTTTCGGATTATGAAAGCTGGGCGGCGGCTTATAACGACCTCAACGGCGTTATGCCGTCGGTTTACATGACTTCTACGGCTGTAATTAACACCGTATTGAATGACGCAACGGTACGGAAGCAAATTACCGGGCTTTCTGACAAGCTTATTACGCTGGACGAACTGAACGCCTTCTTGCAGGGCCGTAACATGCCGCCTATGGAAGCCTTCGACGGCCAGGTAACGTACCGCAACCTTAACGACGGTACGCGCACTACGGCCCGCCTGCTGAACAGCAAAAAAGGCGTATTCCTGCGCGAAGGCGGCGAAATCGGCGACCAGCTTATGGGGCCGACTATCGAAAACGAAATGCGCCCCGGCATTTTCGCGGAAACTCTCGACCTGAAACTGCCGACCCGCAGCGTAATTAACGTCGTCGCGTCCAGCTTCCCGAAAATCTCGAACCCGGACCTTATTTTCCAAACTACGGTATTAACCTAATCCGTAGCGTAAGCAGCTACCAGGCTGGGATACACGGTCTGGCGGCTTAATAATCAAAAGTCGAAGGGAGTAAACGAACCATGTCTAAAGTAAAAGTAACCGTAACGGCGCGGGGCGTAACCCTGGCGGGCCAGGAAGTACCTGTAGGTACTGAAATCGAAGTAAGCGAGAAAAGCGCAGCTGCGCTTATTGCGGAAGGGAAAGCCGAAAACGGCGAAGCCCAGGGGCAGAAGGAAGACCCGAACGCTGGGGGCGGCGCTGGCGGCAGCAACGAACCGACCGAAGAAGAAAAACAAGCGAAGGCCCTGGACGCGCAGTATAAGCGCGACGAACTGGCCGCAGCTGCGAAGGCGGCAGGCGTAGACTTCGCTTACGACGCGAAGAAGGACGATATTATCGCCGCTGTAATCGCACAGGGCCAGGCCGGGGCGCTGCTGAAATAAGGGGGCCTGGCTTATGGCCTTTTTAACCAGTAACGAACTGCCGACTTATTACCCCGAAGCGGCGAACATGGACGCGGCCCAGGTAACGAAATACCTTAACCGCGCTAATTCGTACTGCTACGGGGTAATCGGCGGGTCGCCGCCGACCATAGACGGCAACCTTAAAACGGTAGTCGCTATGGCCTTCGAAATCCTGGCCGAAGGCGAAGTCGCGCAGACAGACCCGGTAACGGGCAACATTACCGACGCAGCCCCGGTATCGCCATATAACAGATTTGACAAAAACGCCAACCCACTGGCTACCGTCGATAAAATGCTTATGCCGTATAAGCGGGCTTTCGAATCGGCGAACGAAGACCAGGCAGACAACGGCGTAAGCTGGCTGGGGCGCTGCTGATATGGCCCGGCGAGAAGGCGTAGTCGAATTCGGTCTACAAAAATGGCAGCAGGCGCTTTACGAAATGGGCGGTCCGGAAGTCGAAAACTTAAAAAGCCGTTTCGTTCGTTCGGCGGGCCTTCGGCTGCTGGAACACCTGGACGATTATACACCCGTACGGACAGGCCGCTTAAAAGGCAGTATGTCAATGGGCGACCGCGATAACATTTTCCAGCTGCAAGTCGGGAAGGTATCGTACGTATTCGTCGGGACGGCTGTACCGTACGCCCAGTACGTTAACGACGGCTTTACGCAAAGGGCCGGGCAATTCGTACCGGGCTTTTGGCGCAGCGGGACGTTTCACTATGACCCGAACCACGACGACGGTATGGTACTTACAGGGAAGGTAATACCGGGGGCGCATATGTTCGAAAAAGCCCTGGACGACCTGGAAAACGACATACCGAAGCTGCTGGATTATGAATTTAGGCGGCTGTATCAGCGGCTATTTTAGAAAGGGGGGCCGGGCATGGACTACTTCATATACGAACTGGAAGCCCTACAGCGCTGGATAAAGGCAGCTGCCGGACTTAATTCCATGCGGCTTACGGCTGCCCCGCCTAAAGTAGCGCGGCCCGTAATCCTATGGGAAGCCCCGCAGCGTAGCCGGGATAGAAATACGTCCCGGTACGTCTTCGTTAACCGGGTACAGCAGTACGGGCGGCTTTTCGCGCATAACCTGGACCAGCTGCTGGACTACCAGGCGCGCCTACAGCTTGACCTGGAAGACCGGGAAAACGTGCTGGACGTTTATGACGGAACGGGCGCGGTAATCGGTAAGCTGAAAAACGTATCCGTAAGATTCGAAAATGCCGACGGGTTGGACGTTCCCTTTAGCGTCGAATACGAAGCCGGGTACAGCCGAAACAGGCCAGCAGCCCCACCGCCGCCAACCGACGTACACACCAGGACGAACGTAACGGGACTGGAATAACGAATAGGGGGTACAGGGTATGGCAGCCAGCCAGAAGAATAAGCAAGAAACACAGCAGGCCGAAGCGCCTGCTATTTTTATGCCCGCTGAACTGATCGCGGGCGCGGCAAACTTCGAAACGTCGCCCGAAATTATGGCCGGGGCGCTGTATGGCGTTACCGACGGCATAACCAGGGAAGACGCGAAGCAGCGCCTGGAAGCATTTTTAACGAAGCCCGTAGGGGCAAAGAAAGGGGAATAAACGAATGGCAGGGACTTACACCGAAGGCCAAAGCCAGGTATTAAGCGGCGTCTATTCGCTGGTTAAGGCGACTTCCAGCCAGGGGTCTAGCGCTGATATTGGCATAGCCGCCTTCCCGTTCGTAGCGAACTGGGGGCCTATTAACCAGCTGCTGCCGTATGCTTCGCAGAAGGAATTCGGCGACGCCTACAATGCAGCGAACGCCGGGGCGCTTTCTGCGAAGAAAATTTACGACCTGGCCTACGCCGACCCGACTTACAAACCGAATACGCTGCTGGGCTATCGCATGGCGACGGCAGCCGCCGCGAAAGGGACCGCAGACCTGGCCGTAGCGGCTGGAACGCCCTGGACGCTGGAAACCCTGTACGAATCCGACCGGGCTTTTACAGCCGTCGTTAAGGCTGGGGTAGCCGACGGCACGACAGCCGTACAGATTGTCGAAGGCGGCGTACTCTTATGGGGCGACGAATCCGACAATATCGACGACCTGGCGGCCAAAATCAACGCCAGCGGCTTCGTAAAGGTACGAACGAAGGGTACGGCCATGCCAAGCAATACGGCGGGCGTAGCCTTCGCTGGGGGCAATAATGGCAGCGTAGCGACGGCGACCGAATACGCGGCCTTCCTTACCGAAGTCGAAACCGACGGAACGGCGAACGCGGTAGCCCTGGACGGCGTAACCGACGACGCTATCCTGGCGACGTTTAAGACCTGGGTACAGCGGGTAAGGGGCGAAGGCCTTTACCTGGAAGGATACCGGGGCGGCCCTGCTGCATGGGATACCGACCTGGCAGCTGCGAACGCGGTAAGCGTCGCGGCGAATTACCGGGGCTGGATTAACGTAGGGAACGGCTGCGACGGCTATACCGCTGCGGATATGGCTATCTTCGCAGCTGCTTACGCTTGCAGCCGCCCGCTGAATACCAGCGTAACGGACCAGGTAACGCCGTTCGTATCCGTCAATTCGAAGACGCAGCTTACGAAGGCTAACCGTATCCAGGCGAAGCAGAAAGGTACGCTGCTGTTCGTTATGAAAGGCGGCAAAGTAGTAATCGACGAAGGCGTAAACACGCTTACGGCCCCGACTGGCGACGAAGTTAAGGAAATGGGCAAAATGCGCGTTTCCCGGACGATTGACTACATTAACCGGGCTACGGAAGCCTTCGGCGAAGAATTCAAAAAGACGCTTTCGAATACCCAGGCTGCCCGCCAGGCGTACGCGGCGACTATCGAAGACGAATTCTTCCGGGGGCTGGTTAACGACGAAATTATCCAGCCGGGCTATTTGTATATCGAAGACCCCGACTACCACGGTGATAAAGCCAGCCATACGCCGAAGATCGACGAAGCTTTCTTCTACGCCGAATATACGCCGACCGATAGCATGGAAAAAATTTATCAGAAATTTAACGTCAAATTTTAAGAGAGGGGGCGCGCTAACCTATGGCAGCTATTGACGGAAACGAAATCATAAACGGGCGGTACGGCCACGTTTACGACGAAAACGGCCAGGAATTGCAGACGGTCCAGGAATTCGAAGCGAACGTCGAACTGGACAAGGAAGAAATTATCCTGCCGGGCCAGTTTATGAAGACGAATAAGGTAATGGGCGGCAAAGGTACGGGCAGCGTTAATATGCTGAAAATCGACAGCCGTTTGCAGCAGAAGATCGCGGCGAATCCTACGGCGAAATTCGTACTGCGGGGCGTACTGGCCGACCCGACCAGCCGGGGCCAGGAAGCGGTACTGCTGCGGGGCGTTTCCTTCGACAGTATCCCGCTTATGCACTTCGCTATGGATTCGAACGTCGAAGTAGAAGTAGACTTTACCTTCGACGCCTTCCAGTACATGCAGACCATTTAACGAAGAAGTAAAGATATAAAGACAACAGGGGCGGCCCCCAGGCCAGCCCCTTTACTATTCCCAAAAGTCGAAAGGACGGTAAACGAAAATGAGCAAAAAATACATTTCCTTGGAAGAAGTTTTAAGCAAAGATACCGCAACCCTTACCGCTGTAGCGCAGGGCGAATTCGAAACCGAAAAGCTGGGCGCTGTACCTTATACGGCCTTGGACCATTCCGAATACAAGCAGATTAAAAAGGACTGCGTAAAAATGGTCCCGAACGGTACGGGCGGCATGGACCCCGAAGTAGACGACGACAAAATGATGGTACGGGTAATTATCCGGGCTGTAGACAAAGACGAACGCAGCAGCTTTACCTTCGCAAATAAGGCGCTGCTGGAAAAGCTGGGCGTTACGACCGCCGACGAAGCGGTAGCGAAGCTGCTTTCGCCGGGCGAAATTATTAACTTCGCCGTAGCCGTACAGAACGACAGCGGCTTCGGGCAAAAGGCAAAGAAAGAAGCGCAGGATAAGGTAAAAAACTCTTAAAAACTAACGGGGAAGCGAAGCTGCTGGCCTATATATGGAACACGACGGGCCGCTTACCTTCGGAAATCTATAACCTTCCACCGTTAGAAAGGGAATTCGTTTACCAGGCGACCCTGCTAAAGATAAAAGAGGAACAAAAGGCCATGAAAAAGAAGGGGGGATAGTATGGCGCGTGAATTCGTGATGGGCGCGAAGCTGGTACTTAATGACGCATTTAGCGGCCCTATTAAGCAAGCCGCCCGCGCTTCCCAGCAGTTTAGAAATTCCGTTTCAGAAAGCGCCCACGCTGCGGAACAGCTGCGGGAATCGGCTATAGGCCTGAAAGAAGCGCTGCTGGGCCTGGCGGGAATTGAAATAGGGAAAAAGGCGCACGAATGGCTGGTAGGCGCGAACGCGGATATGGAGCAGTACCAAAATACACTATCCGTCGTAATGGGAAGCCAGGAAAAGGCTGTAGAAACCCTACAATGGGCTACCAAATTCGCCGCGCAGACCCCCTTCGAAATCCCGCAGATTGTCGAAGCGACGACCCGTATGCAGGCCTACGGGATAAGCGCACAGAAGACCCTGGGAATAGTCGGCGACATGGCTTCTGTAATGGGTAAACTACTTGCCCCGCCGTCTAGGAATAGGCGGCGTAAATCCGGTAAAATCGGAGGAAATGTTTATTTACGCCGCTTACCAACGGCTGTATAATTAATGCAGACCGTTGAAGGGGTGGAAGAATGTTAAAAACATGCGTTAACTGCGGAATAGAATACAAAACGTACAAGGCTGCTAGTAAGTTTTGCTCAACGAAATGTAGCGCCGACAGCCAAACAAAAAAGGCCGTGAAGGAATGCGAACTATGCGGAAAACCGTACAGCGTTTCCCCTTACCGCGCAGATACCGCCCGTTTTTGTTCTCATGAATGCAGGGAAAAAGCCCAGTATAAACTAGGATTTAACGGAAAAGAACAACAATGTACAAACTGCGGCCTGGTAAAACCCGTTGAAGAATTCTATAAAAACAGGGGCGCTTGTAAGACCTGCGTTAACGAACAGAATAAGCTGCGTTACGAAGCCAACAAAGAAAAATATTTGCAGATATGCAGCGACTACCAAAAGCAGAACAAAGAAAAACGCCGGGAAAGAATGCGGAAGTACCGGACGGCGAAACGGGCATTCATTAACAAAGGGCTGCGGGATTGGCGGGAACGGAACCGGGAGCGCATTAGAATTACGAAGCGGTTTGACGCGCAGCGGCGAAGAGCAAGAATACTATTACTAGAATCCACGCTAACAGAAAAAGAATGGCAGGAATGCTTAGAATACTTCGGCCACGAATGCGCGTACTGCGGAGCGGCTGAACCTAAGCTAACACAAGACCATTTTAAACCTGTAGCGCAGGGCGGGGGTTACACGAAGGATAATATACTACCTGCCTGTATGTTTTGTAACCAAAGCAAAGGGGCGCGCCATTTCTTAGAATGGTATGTAACAATGCCCTACTATTCCGACTATCGTATGCTTAACGTTCTGACGTATTTAAACATAATTCCGAGGGAAGCGGCGCTGGAAACGGCGCTGAACCCGTAGAGAATAGGGGAAGCCTACGGCTTATAGCTACGGCGATAACACCCGCCGCACTAAGGTAACTTTTTGCGGTACGCCGGACACCCTGACCGGGTGAAGATGTATTCCGAACTGTATAGTGATATACAGAACCAGGCAGAAATGTCCTGGTCTTTTTGCGTTCTACGCAAGAAGTAACAACTTTTGAAGGATTTAATGCAAGCCGTCGAAGCGGTAGCCGACGCGCAGACCGGGGAACTGGAACGCTTAAAGGAATTCGGCATAACAAAAAACATGATTCAAGACCAGGCGAAAGCCCTGGGAAGTAACCCGATAAATAACCAGGGCCAGATAACCGATACGAAGGCCTTTAACGCCGCGCTGTTCTCACTCATGGAAAAGCGCTTCAAGGGCGGCATGGAAATGCAGTCCAAAAGCTTCAAGGGAATGTTAAGCAACGCGAAGGACTTTATGGGAAGCCTGGGCCGCCAGCTGGGTAAGCCGTTATTCGACTACGAGAAGAAGCAACTGGAAGGCTTCCTGGGAACCTTGAACCGATTGCAGCAGGACGGCAGCATAGACCGCTTCGTAAGCCGGGTACACAGCGCCGGGGCTGTAATAGCGAACGAACTGGCCTTCGCGCGAAAGGTAGCCGGGGCCGCCTTCCGGGGCATATGGGCCGTCGCTTCGCCCGTTTTCGCACTCATTAAGAAAAACTGGGCCGATATTAAGCCCTTCGTACAGGGCGTCGCTATTGCCATAGGCGCGGTAGCCGGGGCTATGGGCGTTATGAAGACCTACACAATGGCCGCGACCCTGGCTATGCGGCTGCTTAACCTGGCTATGCTTACGAACCCGGTAGGCTGGATTATTCTAGGTATTGGGCTGCTGATCGGGCTTTTCATAAAGCTAAACGGCGGCGTAGAAGGGACGAAGAAGGTACTGGCGGGCTGGTTTAACCAGCTGAAAGCCTGGTACAATTCCGACCAAACCCAGGCCTGGGTACAGAAGGCTATAGCCTTCTTCCAGCAGCTGGCCGTTATGGCCGGGCAAGCTTTCGCCTGGCTGGTCCAGCAGGCGAAGACATACTGGCCTGTAATCCAGGCAGCGATTATTACGGCCTTTAACTATGTACGGACGAACGTACTGCCTATTTTACAGCAGCTGCTTACGGTAGCCATTCGGACCTTTAAGCAGATATGGGCCGTAGCGCAGCCGCTGGGCGCGGCGCTGGTTAAGTTTTTCGTCGCCATAGCGCCGTCGATACTGGGCCTGGTTAAAGGTATCGCCTGGGTAGTTATGAATATCCTATGGCCCGCGCTGCTGGTTGTATGGAAGGTTATAGCGGGCGTCGCAGCTGCGGTAATTCCCGTCGTAGCGACTATCGCCGCGTCGATTATGCGCGCCTTTACGGCTATCCTTAACTGGGCGGCTGTAATCTGGCCCGCCGTAGCGAAGATCGTAGGCTGGGTATTCCAGTATATTCAATTCTTGTGGGCTGCAATCGGGCCGTTTATTATGGCGGCGCTGCAAGTTATCGGCAGTATCATAGTCGGCGGCTTCCAAGTTATCATGGCCGTCGTAAAATTCGTCTGGAATACCATTTCAAGCATTATCGAAATCGCCTGGGCGATTATTTCCGGGATTATTCAGACGGCGCTGGGAATTCTTACGGGCGACTGGAAAATGGCCTGGGACGGCATTAAGACCATATTTGAAGGAATATGGAACGGCATACTGGACTTCTTTAAGGGAATCGGCCACTTGTTCTACGATTCGGGTAAGGCGATTATTACGACCCTGGTAGACGGCATTAAGGCTATGGCCGAAGCCCCGGTAAAGGCCGTAAAGAACGTGCTGGACAAAGTACGCGACTTCCTGCCGTTCTCCGACGCGAAGAAGGGACCGCTTTCCGAACTGACGTACAGCGGCGGGGCTATTATGACGACCCTATCAACGGGCGTAAATAGACAGGCTGGCAGCTTGCAAGACGCCGTAGGAAGCGCGTTTAGCAATTCCGGGGTAAATGTATCCCCGAACGCTGTAGGGGCCGTCACAGCCCCGCCTGCGGCGTCTGCGGGGCCGTCGTTTACTATCGGTAGCCTGGTAGAAAAGATCGAACTTCACGCGACGAAGGACGTAGACGCCGACGGCCTGGTAGACCAGTTTATCGACCGCCTATATGAAAGATCTAAAGAAGCGGCAGCTATCCTTTCGTCGGCAGATAAGGGGGCGCTGGTATGACGTTACCCGGTATTAAAGTCGAAATAACCATAAAGGACAACGAAACGGGGAAAAGTCTTACGATACCCGTACTGCCGACCAGCGGCGAACTGGAATACCTGGACGGCGACCAGCGGCCTATAAGCGTCGATATTCTCAACCTGGGGGCCGTCGAAATCCCGGCAGGCGTTGAACTGGATAGCTGCGGCTGGGAAAGCTTCTTCCCGGCCCGGCACGACCCCGGCTATTGTAGCGTCGGCCCGGATAAATTGAAGAAGCCGCTGGACTATCGGAACCAGTTTTCCAGCTGGAAGGACGCCGGGACCAGCTTACAGCTGATATGCGCAGCTGCTGGTCTGAATAAGACCATGTACGTAAAATCGTTCACCTGGAAGCTGCGCGGCGCGGAAGGCGACCTGTACTATAAAGTACAGCTTACGGAATACAAAAAGCTGACCCCGAAGAAGGTAAAGCCCGACGGCAGCCCCGTTTCGACGGGGCCAACTGCCGACGACCGCCCGGCGCAGCCCAGCCAGGCGGCAGGCGATACGTATACCGTAAAAAGCGGCGATACATTAAGCCTGATCGGTAAGAAGTTGGGCGTAGACTGGCATACGATTTACGAAAACAATAAAGGCGTAATCGGCCCTAACCCGAACGTCATAAAGCCCGGCCAGGTATTTACTGTATGACGCTGCGCCTTATTATCAATAAGCAGGACGTAGCCCCGCTGCTGTCGGCCCCGCCGAAAATAACCGACGATATACAAGCGGTATGCCGTACGCTGGACTTCCAGCTGCAAGCTGCCGACGGCCTGGCGAATTACCTGGGCCAGCAAGTCGAATTATACGTAGGCGATAAGCGGGAATTCTTCGGCTTCCTGGAAGTTAGGGGCTGGGAAGCCAGGGGAACGATAACGTACAAGGTTTACGACCCGCTGTACTTCCTGGCAAAGAATCCCGACGACTATTACTTTAACGGCGGGCTTACAGCCAGCCAGCGGGCCGAAGAAGTCTTAAAAAACGTCGGCGTAGTACGCGGGAATCTGGCCCCGACGGGGGTAGTATTACCCGCGTCTTTTTATAAAAAGGCCGAAGGCGATAAAGTCATAATCGACAGCCTGGTAAAGACGGTAAAGGCTGGCGGGAAAAAATTCTGGCTACGCTTCGACCCCAGCGTAGAAAGCTTCGGAGCTACGATATTCGAAAGGACGCTGCCCGCCGAAGTATGGGCCTTCCAGCGCGGCGTAAACATGACGAACGCCCGGTACGAAGAAAGCCTGGAAGACCATTACAACGTCGTTAAGCTGGTTAACCGGGAAACGGGTAAGACCGTCGTAAAATACGACCAGCAGGCTATACAGGACTTCGGGGCCAGGACGCGCTTCGAAGAAGTGGACAAAGACGCCGCCGACACAATGGACCGCGATGCGGCGGCCATGCTGGAAGAAGGGAAAAAGGTAAAGGCGTCTATCAGTATCGAAGGCGTTAACGACGACCTGGTAATGCCTATCTTCCACGTTGGCGACGTAATCTACGTCGAAGACGACATAACCCAGGCCCTGGGCGCTTATTACATTCGCCGGGCAGAACATACCTTCGAAAGCAGCCGCCGTATTACGCTGGCTTTTGACGTTGAAGAAGCCCCGGATGTACCCGCCGCGCCGTATGCCGACGCTGAAAAGGACGCGAAGCAACGGAATAAGCCGAAGAAGGGCAAAGGCACGAAGGCCGGGGCTGGCGTAAGCGAAAATGCCGCGTACGGCGACGAAATGAAGGGCTTAATAGATAAGTACGGGCTGGACAGTAAGCAGTAAAGGGGGGCGGGAATCATGGCAGGCGAAAAGACCGACAAGACCGTAGCGCTGCTACAACTGCTGGGGGGCCGGGGCGGCAGCCCGGAAGAAGCCGCGCAGCTGCATATCGTAACGGTACGGACAGCCGAACCCGACCCCGTTACGCTGGTTATGCAGGGAACGAAGAAGGCCCTGGGGCTGGATATTTTCGAAGTACCTGTAGATTGTTATCCGCTGCGCGAAGGCGACCAACTGCTGGCCCTGCCCCTGGTAGGCGGGCTGCGCTGGGGTATCCTGGCAAAGCTGAACGGCGGCCTGGTTATGGCGACCTGGGACGGCAGCAAAGCGAAGCCCGACAGCATGACGGCGGCCTACAGCGCGGAAATTCCGCAGGGTATGACGTTGCAAGCTGGCGACCGGGTAGCGATAGCGCCGACCTGGGACGGCAGCCAGGTAAGCTATGTCGTATTGAACAAATATTAAGGGGGCGGCGATATTGGCAACCGATAACCGTAAAACGCCCGTCTTCGACTGGGACGCAGGCGAATTCGCTACCGACCTGGCAGGACGGGTACGAACGGCGACGGGCGCGCCCGCCGTCGAACAGATCGTATTAAAGGCCCAGCAGACCATACGCGGGGCCTTTTTAATTTATGCCGCCGACCCGGAAGTACCCGGCAGCAAGGGCCATACCTACGGCAGCGACGTAGATAATATCCGGGTATCCGACCTTCCCGACAGCGCGAAGCTTTCGGAAATGGAACGGGCGGTAAAGGAAGCCGTTATATATGACCCCTGGATAAAGGACGTACGGGACGTAACCGTACAGCACCAGGGAACGGACGAAGCCCTGATAACGGCGACCATAGACCATATTTACGGTACGACGACCGTAACTTTTAACGCATAAGAAAGGGGAAAAGCTTATGGCGCGTAATAACTTCCAGCCCGTCTTCGAAGAAACCGAAACGGCCATACGTGACAGGATGATAGCCGACATAGAAGCCGACGGCTGGCGGGCCGAACCGGGCGACTTTATGTACGACGCGGTAGCCCCCAGCGCGACGGAAGTAAAGACTTTGCAAGTAAACCAGGATACGATTCTAGCCAGCCGCTTCGCAAAATACGCGGAAGGCCCGGACCTGGACGACTGCCTGTACGACGTAGGCCTGGAACGGCTGCAAGCTACGGCGAATAAGCGGGCGCTGCTTATCACAGCCGACGCAGGGGTAGTATTGCAGGCCGGGCAGCTGCTGTATTCCGTCGTATTGGACGCCCAGGGGCAGCCGCTACAGTTTACCGTAGACGAAGCCGTAAACTGGGCCGCGAACGGCGCGCTTACGGTAAACATTACCTGTAAGACGCTGGGAACTATCGGAAACCTGGCGACGGGCAGCCAGTTTATCCTACAGCCGCCGATACCTGGCGTACGGACTATCGTAGACCAGGGTACGACCGTCGTAGCGCGGGATGTTGAAACAGACGAAGACGCCTGGAAACGGTACGACTTCAAAATAACGCACCCGGACACCGGGGGAAATAAAAACGACCTGGTACGCTGGGCGCAGGAAGTGGACGGCGTAGGGAAGGCGAAATGTATACCCCGCTGGAACGGCGTAAATACGTCGAAGGTACTGCTGGTAGGTAACGACTTCGCCCCGGCTTCGCAGACCGTCGTAGACGACGTACAGGCTTACCTGGACCCCGGCGCTTCGGGCCTGGGCGACGGTAAAGTACCAATGGGAAACGCCTGCACAGCCGCAGCTGCGGATACCCTGGCTATCAATATCGCCGTAACCGGGATACAGTATACGACCGGGGCAGACCCGGCGACCGTAAAAGCCGCCTTCGAACAATCGGTAAAGGACTACCTTAAAAACCTGGTATTCGAAGTAGACCCAGCGACGAAAACGCCGCTGCCCGTCGTCTATAACAAGATATTCGCGCTGCTGACCTTTACCGAAGGCGTAAGTAACTTTATCGACGTAACGGTTAACGGGGCGAAGGCTGACATAACCCCAACGGACACGCAGGCCGCGACCCTGGGTACGGTGACTGGCTTATGAGTGAACGCATAGACCGTATGCTGGCCCAGGCCCCGGACTACTACGAAACCAGCGCCATATACCGAAAAATCCAAACCGCCCAGGGTAACGAATACGACAGCGTAGAAGCTAAGAACGCCGACCTTAAAGCGCAGTTGCGGATAAAGACGGCTACCTGGGGGCTGCGATACTACGAAGAAGCCTATGGCATTCCGGTTATCGAATCCGACAGCTACGGGATTCGCCGCAGCCGGGTACTTTCAAAGTGCCGGGGCGCTGGACAGTTTTCGGCGGCCATGATTGAGCGCATGGCGGAAGCGTACAGCGGCGGCGAAGTAGAAGTGACCATGGACATTCCTACTGGCACGGTAAATGTAAAGTTTATCGGTACGCGGGGCGTACCTACAAACATAGAAGACCTTAAAACAGCTATCGACAACGTAATTCACGCTCATCTGGGGATCGAATACAGCTTTACGTATTACCTGTACAGCGACCTTAAAGCGTCGGGCATGACGTATGGCGGCGTCGCCGCAACAGGCAAGACGTACAACGAAATCTATAATAGGGGGCTGGCATAATGGCAGAAACGGAAAAGCTGGGCTTGCCGTTGATTGAAGATAATATGACGGCTGATATACCCCGCGATCATAATGCCCTAGCCAATGCCATTGATAATGTCATTGGCAATATGCAGGGCGTTCCAACTACAGCGAAGGAAGTTGCCGGGGCGATCACGGAGCTTTTTCAATCTGGCGTTGACGGAAAAAATCAATTGGAAGCCGCCGTCATCGCCAAAGAGGGCACGGTTTCCAAGCAAGGCCCCGTTGCAACATTCGACGAACTGGAAGCAGGTATCATGTCAATTCCCGTCGGTCCGGATACAAGCGATGCGACGGTGGCCGCTGGCGACTTGCGTGCCGGAAAGATCGCGTATGGAAAAGACGGGGCAAGGATCGTCGGGGCGGTGCCTGTCCAAACCGGCGGAAACGTCGTCCCCGGTCCGAACGACATCGTAAAGGCTGCGGGCATCTACGACACACCGATCACGGTTAAGGGCGTGGTTGTGCCTGCCGACAAGGTTCTGGCCGGGACAACGATCGCGGGAACGGCGGGGACGATGCCCAACCGAGCCGGGGACACAGCAGCGTTGTCTTCCGTGGTGTCCGGGACAACGCTTAAATTGCTTACCTCTCAGGGCTACCGTGACGGCCTTGACGATTATGTGACGATTACGGACCCGAATTTCATCGCGGCGAATATCCGCGCAGGGACGAATATTTTCGGACTTTCTGGAACCCTTAACCCGGTGCAGGTTGCAAGTGGTTCGAAAACAACCGTTCAAGGGTGGCAAAATAACTATTACTACAACTTGTTTGTTACCGGTCTTTCATTCACTCCGAGAATCATTTTTGCATGGGACCCCAATAACACATACGGGGCTTACTTGGCGCTTATAAATGACCCGGCAAGGCCACATTGGATTCACAGGGCCGATTGGTCCACAAACAAGTATCAAATAGTCAAAAGTGTAAACGTCGGAACAAGCCCACCAAGCCAAACGACGCTTGATTGGCAAGTATTCCCCGGCGGGTTCTGTTACATGGTTTATGACAATACTTCTTCCGTGACGCCGCCAACCGTAGAATGGGTGGCCATAGGATATTAAGAAGGGGTGAATAGAATGCAAATTGGCAGACGGATTTATTACGAAACTATAACCGGCAACGTCATTTTGGAAACCGGGGAACGCACGGGCGACGTTGTGGAAACGACAGTTCAACAGGATTTTTCAATGTATGCCGAGTTGTCCGAGCGAAACCCAGAAACCGTCGGAGTGATTCAACTTGCATATGGACAATATGCTCAGGACTTCGCCGCCTGCAGCGGCTATCGGGTGGACGTGAGCGGCGAAACGCCGACGCTGGTGTTTTCGTATCCGGACCCGAGCCAACCGGATGAGCCGCCGGTTTATCGTCCGCCGCTGTCGGAAGAATTAAAAGAAGCTAAAAATCAAATTACGCTGCTCGAAACGAAATTGACGGAGCAGGAAGCAGTCAGCGCCGACCAAACGCTGCTTATCCTGGACCTGTACGAAATGCTAAACAGTCCTACGTAAGCAGGCAAAATAACCATAAAGGGGAAATGACAAAATGGTAGTAACGGCAATCCATCGGCAATATGCAAAAGCGGTATTTAAGGACCATACCCGGACGTACAACAGCGTGCCTTCTTCGATTAAGCTGGGCGTATGGGGATGGGCCGGGACGTCTCAACAATTCCCGCAGTACGCCCCGACGATTTACCTGGAAGACGTGAATGAAACCCTGGCGGCTGAAATGATTACCCAGGCGCAATACGACCAGCTTCTGGAGGACTACCCGGACATTCCGAATCGGCCCGTATTCCTGACAGGGAATGCACCGACACCGCAATAACTTAAACGAAGGCCCCCGAAAAGATCGGGGGCTTTTGCTTTGAAAAAGGAGCGACGGAAGGGGTTAGCCAACATGTCCGATATGAAATCCAGCGCAATACCCGCGCCAGAAGAATACGGGGAGCATATCGCCAGGCTTAACGCCGAAAGTATAGAGCATAAGCGGCGTATGGAACGCCTGGAAGAAAATTATGCGCGGCTGGATATGCAGCTGCAAACGCTGCAAAACAACCAAACGAAGACCCATACCCTGGTAGAAACCGTCGTAACGCGCTTCGACGGATTCGAAAGCCGAATTTTAGCCATTTTTGCGCAAATGACGGCAGACAGCGCGAAGCTTCTGCACAGCATGACGAAGCAAAACGGACAAACGGCCCAGGGCTGGCAGAAGACTATCGTAGAAATTATAAAGCTTACCGTCGCCGCGCTGATCGGCTATTTATTCACGAAAGGCGGGCTGTAAAATGAACCGCAGCGAATTTATCGAAAAGCTGGCCCCGTACGCAGTAGCCGATATGCGTAAAAGCCGCGTACCAGCGTCGCTTACTATCGCCCAGGGCTGTCTGGAATCCGCGAACGGTAACAGCGGGCTAACCCTGCGGGCTAATAACCTTTTCGGGATTAAGGGAACCGGGCCAGCTGGCAGCGTAACCATGCCGACGACCGAATACCGAAACGGCCAGCCCTATACCGTAAATGCGGCTTTTAGGGCGTACTACAACTGGGGCGAATCGGTAGCCGACCATTCGGCCCTGATTCAAAACGGCGTAAGCTGGAACCGGGCGCTGTACCATGCGGTACTGGGCGCAGACGGGCGAACAGCGGCGCGCGAAATTCAGAAGGCAGGCTACGCGACCGACCCGGCGTATGCAGAAAAGCTTATCGCCATTATGGACGCTTATAACCTGTACCAGTACGACGAAATGGCAAAGGAGGCCGAACCTATGACGGCAGCGGAAAAACAAGCTTTTGAGGAATTACAGGAAACGGTAAAGGCGCAGGCGGCGGCTATCGAACAGCTGACTAAGCTGCAAGATATGGAATGCCCCGAATGGGCGCAGGAAGCCTTCTGCTACTACGGCCCGTACATCGCAAACAAAACGGGCAGCTACGACTTTTGGCGTATGCTTACGATTCAATACCGCAAAGAAAAGGGGCTGAAACAATGAACCGGGAAGAAATCTTAAAGCGGCTTAAAAATAAGGCGTTCCTGGCTGCGCTGGTAGGCGGCCTGTACCAGCTGCTGCATAAGTACGGATACGCCCCGGACCTGGGAACCTGGCAGCTATGGATAGACCTGGCAAGCTACGCGCTGCTGGGCTGGGGCGTATACAGCACGTTCGACCAAAAGACTAACGAAAACAAATAAACCTGGCGGCGGGCGAAGCCCCAATGCCAGGTAGTTTACCCCTTCGACTTTTACCCCTGGGCTACATAGCCTGGGGGGCTTTTTCTTATGTATTGCTACAGAATACCGTCGGAGTTAGACAAGCCCAGGCACGCAGCAATAAACGCCGGGGCTGCTATAAATGCTTTCACTTGAAGAAACTTAGAAATAGCGCGGCGCGTCTTAACCATATGCAGCTGGCCGTCGCACTTCGCTATAGTGTTTTCATCTAAGAAAATCAACCTTCGCAATTCTGCTTCCAGCTGGTTCATTTCCTTATAGTGATTCGAACCCAAAGCGACAGCAGCTTCGGCTTTTTCTTTTTCACGTAAAGCCTTTTCGTAGGCCGCCTGGGCCGACAAAAGGCGACTTTTTGCGCGTTCTAGTAGATAATCGTAGTCATATCCATCTTCGAAATTTGCTGCCATAGATGACCCTCCCGACGAAGTAATAAAATTCCTGGTAATCCATAGAATACAGCAAAGTGTTTTCTGTAGGCAACAGTAATATTGAACTACGGTTTACCTTAATCCGACATGACGCGACGAAACTTTTATTTACCGGGAAGCGTATAGTTACATAAATATTCCAAACGGAAGGGCTGGTAAACATGGCGTTAAGGTTAAAGATCGTAACAGGCTGCAAGCATGTAAAGGGGGTAGACGTATACGTAAGCAAGGGGAAGCAGCCCGGTACGCTTAAATTTAAGACGGGCTTTTTTTCGTCTACGACGCAGCCCGTAGCGTCCATAGACTGGCTACATGCCGATACCCGCAGCGCGGGTAAAGCAGCTGCTGGGGCAATTATCGGCGGGGTACTTACGGGCGGCCTGGGCGCTATCGCAGGGGCAGCAATCGGGGGAAGGAAGAAGGACGCTTCTATCGCTGTAATACGCTTCCCGGACGGCCAGCAGCTGCACGTAGCCGCGAACGGCAAGGAATTCGAAAAGCTACAGCGGCTTCTGTAAAAGACTCCCAGGAAGCAAGAAGGAAAAAATACTATATATAATAATAATAAATATATATAAATAATAAATAATAAATAGATATATATTATATATAGATAGATAGTAAGTATATACATAGTATATACTTACTTGCTTCTTACGAAATAAAAATACACACAGCAGACCTTTTTCGCCTGGGGGGTATCGACTTACCTACTTCCCAGGCTTTTTATTTTTGTCTGAAAGATACCCCCCTGCTGGAACTGCGCTTTTATATATTTTTTCTTCGGACTGTTCATCACAAGCGACAAGTCTTTACATCTTTATTTCTTTACTTTACAATGATGAAAGGCATATAGAAACGCCGGAAGGCGAAAGGGGTAAACGAATGGCAAAAGGTAAACGAATCGCAGAAGGTAAGACGCTGGTAGTCTACAGTACGAAGGTACTGCCAGGAACGCGGGCGCTGCTGGACGCCTTGGCGAAAGCGAACGGTCCGGAATTCGGCCAGCGTGAACTGCTGGAAGAAATGGCGCAGCTGTATATGGCGGCGAACCCGGAGAAGGCGCAGAAGGCCCAGGCGCTGCTGCAACTGCTGGGGCTTGACGAACAGGCGGTAGCTGCGGCCCCGGTAGTCGAAGAAGTACCCGCGCCGAAGACGGTAAAGACGGTACGCTACCAGGACAGCGACAAAGTACACTTATACGAACCGGGTAGCAAGAATTCGACGGGCTGCGGCCTGGCGGGAACAATCGACCCGGCGACAATCGCAGATCAAAGCCCGGACGCTGTGACATGCGGGAAATGCCGCTACTGCCGTAAAAAGGTATTCGAATAACGAAAGGACTGGGGAAAATGAGAACGAAAAAGGAACGCGCCGACCGTATCCGCGAAATGCTTAAAGCCCTGGGCGAAGAAAACGAACACGACGGCGGCTTTAATGAATTCGCGCAGTTTTGCGAAGAATCCCTGGCCGACCTGGCCGAACACTTAACCGAAGAAGGCCAGCAGCTGCTTATCGAAAACATTGAACGGACTAGCTGCCTGGGCGTTACCCGGCGCAGCCCGTCGGTAAAGCCCGGTAAGCGTCGGCGCATTTACGCACAATGAACCAGGAAAACCTTGTGGAAGTAGGCCGGGAATACCGGGGAACGTTAACGACTTACTGCCGCAGCTGCCGGGAAGTAGAAATATTCGACCGTTACCTGGTAACATTCAAGCACGAAATAACGAATGAACGGGAAGCCTGGACGGTACGGGTATGCCAGGGCTGCGGCTACGAATCGGAGGGTTAAGGAATGGGTATTTACGATCAGGCCAGTATTCTTTTAGACGCTGCGGAATTCGTAGGGAAGGAAAGGGCGCTGGCCGTTTACGCGTATGCCGAAGCCCAGGGCCTGGACGTTATGAAGTACGACCCGGTTACAGATACCTGGTACTTTTCGGACGGCGAACCATACAGGACCGAATTACTGGTAGGCTTCGGCTTAATTGAATTGGCAAAGAAGGAACCCCGCACATAGCGGGGCTTTTTTATGTCTAAAGAAGTAAAGAAATCTTTACTTATATTCGTTTTTCCTGTATCATTATCCATAGATAACATTAACCGAACGAGGGAAAACGAAATGATTAAACTTACAAACGAAATTAAGGACCTGGTAAACCGGGGCGCTATCTTCTACGTATCGCACAGTGGGGGCAAAGACAGCCAGGCTATGTATTCGCTGCTGCGTGAAGTAATTCCAGCCGACCAGCTGGCCGTCGTCCATGCCGACCTGGGCGAAGTCGAATGGACTGGGGTACAGGAACATATTCGCGCGAATGTTTTGCACCAGGTAAACGTCGTTAAGGCGGTAAAGAAGGACGGCAGCGAAAAGACCCTGCTGGGAATGGTAGAAGAACGCGGTATGTGGCCGTCGTCTTCTTGCCGTCAATGCACAAGCGACCTAAAGCGCGGCCCTATTATGAAGTTTATCCGTCACGACTTGAAGGCCAGGGGCGCGTCTATCGCGGTTAACTGTACGGGAATCCGGGCGCAGGAATCCGCTGCCCGGTCCAAAAAAGAACCGCTAAAACTGAACGAACGGGAAAGTAAAGCAGGCCGCCAGGTATACGACTGGCTGCCGATATTCGACCTTACGACCGAAGAAGTATTCCAGGTAATCGCCGACGCTGGGCAGCGCCCTTTTTGGGCCTATGAACGTAACGAACGTTTAAGCTGCGTCTTCTGCATTATGGGAAGCCTTAACGACCTTCGGCATGGGGCCGAGCGTAACCCGCAGCTGTACGCGAAATACGTAGCCCTGGAAAAGAAGATCGGGCATACCATGTTTACGAAAGGGAAGGACGCTATAAGCTTGGAAGACTACGTAGGAATTAAAGCGCTGTAAGCCCCCAGCCGGGGCTTTTTAATTTTTTCGAAAAAGTAGTAAAGATGTCTTGACTTCATGTATCCACTCATTTAATATTATCTACAGATAACGTTATCTATAGATAACGAAATAATAGCCGACGGGCTTAAAACGGCAGGAGGACTTATGAAAACAGGAAAAACGCTCGTAGAACTGGCAAAGGAACTCGACAGACAGAATAACGCTAAAAGAGACTTCGTACTGGAAACGAAAAACCTACGCATGGTTGTAGAGGATGGCGCGCCTAACCTGGACATTATTAGTCAAAATGACGGCCATACGCACGTTAACCGCTTGTTCGTGAACGACGTTGCGCACAGACAAGTAGGAACGAACCTGAACATTCCGGCTAAGTATTACGACCGTATGCGTACGGAGTACCCGGAACTATTGGCCGCGAACGTAAACGCCTGGTTTCAAAAGCAGCCCGTTCGGCGTATGGTACGTACCCTGGACGGAAACGCGCGGGCGTTCCTTTCTGACCGTTACCGCCGCCTGGACAATTACGAAATCGCCAGCGCTGTACTGCCGATCATTGGAGAAATGAAAGACGCCCGAATCGAAAGCTGCGAACTGACCGACACGAAAATGTATATCAAAGTCGTAAACCCCCGGCTGGAAGCCGAAGTACAAAAGGGCGATATTGTGCAGGCGGGCATTATGATAACGAACAGCGAAGTAGGCATGGGGGCGGTGAACGTCCAGCCGCTGCTGTATCGCCTGGTATGTACGAACGGCATGGTAGTAAACGACCTGGGGCAGCGCCGCTACCATGTAGGCCGCGCGAACAACGGCGACGAAATGTACGAACTGTACCGGGACGAAACGCTACAGGCCGACGACCGGGCCTTCATGATGAAGCTACAGGATACCGTTCGGACGGCTGTAGACGCGACGAAATTCCAGCATGTCGTCGATAAGATGAAGGCGGCGCTGGAAGTACCCGTAACCGGAGCCGTTACCGATGTAGTTGAACTGTCCGCGAAGAAATGGAACCTTAATAAATCGGAACAGGAAAGCGTTTTGACTCACCTTATTAAAGGCGGCGACCTTTCGCTGTTCGGCTTGAGCAACGCTGTTACCAGGACCGCGCAGGACGTAGAAAGCTACGACCGGGCGACGGAACTTGAAAGCTTGGGCTGGGACATTCTGAACGTTACCCGGAAAGAGTGGGACGAACTGAACGAAGGGGGCCGACAATGAAAACGACCGCGCACAGAATCGCCTTTTATACGCGGAAGGCTGCCGCCTATGGCAGTTATTTTCCGAAGCCCAGGCCGCGCGCTATGAAGTACCGATACGAACGGCTGCTACGCTATAAAGAAGGGCTGCATATTCGCATAGCTGCGGAAAAGGCGCGGCCAATATGGTAAGATTAAGGGGCCTGTAAAATAGGCCCTTTTTTCATGGGTTTATATTATGCTTAATTAAAATCCGGCTGCGCACGCATGAGAATATCGGCTCCGGGCCGATCCATCTGCCCGAGGAAGAGCTGCATACGAGCTCGTATTGGATCACGTTCGGGGAGGAGGCGGCGCGCGATTTTACCGCCAACG